TTTACCTATAACCATAGGTCGCCGTTTACTTATCAAAATGCGGCAAGACAGCCGAATACTTATCAATATAGGTCACCGTTTACCTATAGGAATCCAGTTGCGGCACAACAACCTACGATTAAGTCTGCTCAACAACCGACTATTAAGAATGCTCAAAGTCCTTCTAATGCACAAGAACCTAACATTAGGTCAGCTCAAGAACCTAACATTAGAAATCAACAAGAACCTAATATCAGGAACCAACAAGAACCTAATATCAGGAACATTCAAGAACCTAATATTAGAGATTCAAGACAACCAGTAATATATGACCATAGGTCACCTTATACCTATGACCATAGGAGTCCATTTACTTATCAGAGAACTGGACAAACTCCTGATACATATCAACATAGGTCTCCGTTTACTTATCAGAGAACTGGACAAACCCCGTTCACTTATAATTATAGGTCTCCGTTTACCTATGCTAGACAAGGTCAAACTCCTACAACATATGATCATAGAAGTCCATTCACTTATCAAAGGGCTGGTCGAACACCAGTTCCAAGATGGGATGGCGTATTACAACAACAGTGGCCTGCGACTCCGATTACCTCTTAAAGTAAATCACTAAATATAATTATGACTATGGTGAAGATAGAAACACTTGAGGAAGCCCGCAAATTCACATTCCGTAGAGACCTCGATGAGGTAAAAAATTCTCACGGGTCTCCGTCACGCGGTGAGGTTCAGGAATTTAACTTAGGTTCTATAAGTTTTATTAATCCCCACGATGCACCCGTTCTGCCGGGCAAGTATAAAGAGACAGAAACTTATAAGATAATGGAGTATGTTGTCTCACAACAACCTCCGATACGAATGGTTCCATGGTCAGAAGTTAAAAAATTAATAGATGCTGGGAAGTTGATGGGATATCAACAGTTGCATCATAATTCATTACAATATCATAGATACCTTCATTTAGGATATTCTCAAGAACCTAGACCCGACCACCCTGTAAAAGGTGGTTCTATGGATTTTAAAAATACAGATGATGAGTATCAATGGTTATCAACTGTTAGTGACCACCCTGATTGTAATAAGTTAAATATAGACGAAGAAAATGCATTACAAGCACAATATTATCACGCTGCAAAAGCACACTGGTTGATTAATAATATACAAAAAGAAGGTCTCTGGCAATGCATACAAGGACATACTGCAGCTGGTGGTAAATACCTTGGGGCCGATGGAGAAGAGCACGATATTATACCTAAGATAAGCATTCATCCCGGCTCGATTCGTTCAAAGGTATTTGAAACAATAGACATACCTGAACTTCCTATTTTAGTTACAGATTATACAAATTTATTTCCTAACATTGACTCAATGACTTTAGATGATATCTTAGATTATTGGAAAGACACAGTAAAGGGAGACTCACTCACAGCTATATACACTAGAGACGGTAAGATTGAATGGTCTCCTAGTAATGTTGGTGGGTTAAATTTTAGAGATTATGTTTATGATTTTAATAAAAAAGTAACTAAATTATGTAAAAAGAAACCAGTTAATATCTATCTTGGCTATGATTCTTCTCATAGTGATATATTTAAAATTGCAGAGAATTCTATACACGATTCAATAGATAAATGTAGAAGCGGTGGCGATGGCCAAGAGTTTTTTAATGATTACAAAGTAGAAGTTAAGAAACTTGACATAAGCCAAATTCCCGAATATAATAGGGACTACGCAAATCAATCGACAGAGTTTACTTACAGTAGATTCTTAATTCCATATTTAGAAAACTATGAAGGATTTAGTTTCTTTATAGACGATGACTACATATGGAAATATTCACCTATGTCTTTATTTTATTTCTTAGACCCTGATCATGCTATTGCATGTGTTCAATATGATTTTAAAGAGCATGACGAGACAAAAATGGGTGGAGAAAAGAATGTTTCATATCCTAAAAAATTGTGGTCTAGTATGATGATATTTAATAATGGTCATGAAGATTGTAGGAAATTAACACCCGAAGTAGTTAATACTGCAAGTGGTCAGTTTTTACACCAGTTTGAATGGACTAATCAAATTAGTAAGATACCACATGATAAAATTGCAACCGAAGGATATGAAAAAACCATGTTAAATAGTCACCATGCAGTTCACTATACAAGAGGTGGCCCATGGATAAAAGGCATGGATTGTGAACACATAAATATGTTAGAAGTATATGAAACATATAAAAGAATGTTAAAGGTATAATGGAGTTAATATGAATGCATTAGTTTACTGCGAAAACGGAAATCTTTTTATAAGAAAACCAAATGGATTAGAGTGGAGACATGAAAGTGTTGACGCTCCTGACTTAGGATTTGACTATCAAGTTATAATATATGATGATATTGAATGCAAAGTTGAAGAATGGGAAGACGGTAAAGAGCTTGACGAACAAGCAAAACTTCCTTTATCTGAAAATGAAAAGGACGCAATCGAAGCTTATATTGAAAATTCTGAACCACCAAGTGGGGTTAGTTTAAATCAACAATATGCTGGTCGAGTTGCAGAAGGGGTTAGAAGAAACACTTATCAACAAGTCGAACAGTATGGTTTTGATGATATAGTAGAAGTTTCTATTGCTGCTCGTGAAGGGTCAGCGCATCCACACAGATCAAATGCCCGAAGGGTTTTGGAATATACAGACGCATTGGCTTGTGTTGCTGAAGAAGTATTCAGAGAGATATCGATAACAAGAGAAGATACTCTTAAACCTTTAGAGGAATACTTAATGCAGCTGCCTCCACCTTCTCATTTGAGAAGCAGTGGTGGGTTACAACCAAATGACGCTGGATAATATCAATGTCCATTTTATAGACGAGCCTTTCTATATTCAGGACAGTTTTCCATTAGAGAACAATGTTTATGTTCTAGATAATTATCTAGAAACTTCATTGTGGAAAAATGTAGATGATGAATTACACAGAAGAACTGCTTGGTCTAAAAATAATCAAGTAAACGGTAACATTCCTAATAGAGGTGGTTTACCAAATCACCAATTATGGGGTTGTTCTTATTTTGCTGGGATAGACTTCACTCCAGCTGGAGACAATCCAAATAAACCTTTAATGAGGTGGTTAGATAGAAAAATCCGAACTGATTTTGGTTTTGATTGGGTTAGGTTTCAATATATGGGTGGCAATTCTCAAACACATGGACAACATGGAACATGTCATTCAGATGCTTCTCAAGAAGATGAATGGAGCCTTTCTTTTTTATACTACTCAAATAGTTTTTGGAACCCAAATTTTGGTGGAAGATTAAGATTTTATAAAGATACTATTCCTATGGGGATTTTAAAAGAAATGGATCGCCTTGAAATTGGTTCTGTTGATTTTGTTCCAAATAGATTATTAATGTTTGACGGAAGAATACCACACGGTGCAGAGGCACCTCATAAAAAAGCTAAATACTTAGACAGACGGTCAATCGTATTACGAGGAGATGAGATTGCAGTATTAGACGAGAAAAGAAGATATGCCAACGATTGAATTTAGAACTTATGACGAAGAGTCTTATGCAAGCTTTAGACCAATAGCAGCTAGAGACTATCAGCCAGAATGGTGGAAGAAGATGAAAGTCAGAATTGACCATAGAGGTAGATTGACTCAAACTATTAGGTCTTGTCCAGCAATGCAAGACTGGTTAACAATGGGTTATTACATTGTTTGCACTAAGGATATTCCAGTAAGAAACGGAGTAGATTGGAATTGGCCAGACGGTAGTCAGGAAATGCAAGTCGAAGAAGGTATAACAGAAGTATCACAATCACACCCTTCGGCACAACTTGCAGATACTATTCAATATATTGATGATTCACCAGTTAAAGATGCATTTAAAATATCTTCTCATTGGAATATGACAACTCCGCCGGGCTATTCTGTTTTGTTTATAGACCCGTTTTTATTTCAGAATAAATACTTTGCAGTATGGCAAGGGGTTATCGATACCGATAAATTTAATGTTGGCGTAGATAACGGACAAATCATATTCTATCCTAGGGTAGATTACTCGTTCATAATTCCAACTGGAACTCCTATACTACAGGTAGTACCTTTTAAAAGAGAAGAATGGGCATCGACATACTTCTATGGGGAGTCCGAGACTTGGTTTAATGAACATGCAATAGCAGAGAATTCGATGCAAAAATGGCAAAGAGATTTAAAGTTAGTGGACGAAGAAACTGGACTTCCGAACTCTCGATTAAATATTGGTGGATATAGACAGGCTAAGATATGGAATCCAAAAAGTAAATTCTTTCAGCATATGAAAGAAGGAGAATCACCTCCACCTGAATGTCCTATGCATGAAAAGGACGAAAATCAGTTAGAGATGGATTTCGTTGAGAAGCAAAGAAGTCAAACAGATTTAAACTGGGACGGTGCGGAGTCTAACGAAAATATAGACAGAGATTGATTATGGCAGTTAGATTATTATTTCCTACCTTTTTGTTTGAGTATAACTTACTTGAAGAAGGTTTAGTGACGGAGACATATCTGCAACAACTGAAAGCAGATATGGATAGCATGAGAGCCAAAGACCCCGTAGGACGGAGAATATCTAACGCATATACGGGCTGGCAATCTAATGACGGGGTTGAGCGGAGACCAATATGGAATAAAATGTTGAGAGTCATGAAAGATAAATTGAACCAAGATATTGTTCGATTTCATGGTATTGATTTAAGTAAAGTTCAGGTAACTATTGGTAATGTTTGGGCTAATATTAATGACCACCTTGCGTGGAATAAACCACATTTGCATAACGGTTGTTGGTATAGTGGTGCATTATATATTCATGCTGAAGGTGACGAAGGAAATTTTGTTGCAATTAATACAGACCCAAAAGTTGTTTCAGACTTCCCACATAACATGAGACAGCGTGAATCACATGAAGTTCGACCAATATCAGGAACCCTTCTTATGTTCCCTAGTGCTATGATGCATATGGTAGAACCTAATCCAACCAATAAGGATAGATATAGTGTTGCATTTAATACAGATACCCGATATTTGACTGGAGGAAGGTCAGAACCTTTAGAAATTGATACAGCTTGGGACAGGTTTGAAATAGGAGAAGACGGCGAACTGACGAAGTGAATTCCATAAATAACCATATGGAAATCACGATATCACCATACATCTTATGGAATCTTATAATGACTATAATCATTCTCCCTCTTGGGTTTTTGATTCGTAATGTATTATCAGAACAAAAAAGATTAGACATTCTTGTCAATAAAACTCGTGAAGAGATAGCAAGAGACTACGCAACAAGAGAACAAATTGAGGCTGATTTTGAGAGAGTTTTATCTTCAATTCAGAAGATTGACGAGAAACTTGACCGTCTACAGCATAAAACTTTTTTCCAAGAGTAGAAAAGGTATAAATAGTAGTATACGAAAGGGATACTACTATTATGGCAAAACCGAACAGTAAAGCAACACTAAAAGAATATGTAAAAAGGAAATTGGGTGCGCCCGTCCTTGATATTAATGTGGACGATGAGCAGTTTGATGATAGACTGGACGAAGCATTACAATACTTCCAAGAGTATCATTATGACGGTTCAATAAGATGTTATCTAAAACACCAACTTACCGCAGACAATCTCGCCACCATGAAGACAGACGAGTCATTCGTAGAGAATGTAGCTGGGACTCATGACTATGCTAATCAAGTAGTTAAACAACAAAAGAACTATATTGTTCTTCCCGAATTTGTTTTGGGTGTAAATAAGATATTCCCTTTCAACGATAAACACAATCTTAACATGTTTGACCTTAGATATCAAATGAGGTTAAATGATTTATATGACTTAACTGCAACCAATATTTTATATTACGAACAAGTGCAACAACACATTAGTATGATGGATAGTATTTTAGTAGGTCAAATGCCTGTTAGATATAAGCAACATATGAATAGACTATACATTGACGGTGATATGGACAGTTTTGTAGCAGGCGAGTATCTTATTATAGAATGCTTTAGAAAGATTGACCCTACAGACATGACAGATATCTATGATGATATGTGGTTGAAAAGATATTCAACTGCATTAGTCAAATACCAATGGGCAGAGAATCTCTCGAAGTTTCAAGGAGTTGCATTGCCAGGCGGAGTGACTATGGATTCGACAGAAATGAAATCACAGGCACAAGAGGAGATAACAAGATTAGAAGAGGAGTCGCGACTTAACTACGAACTTCCTGTCATGGACTTAATGGGGTAATTAAATGCCTACGAATGTTTACTTTAACCATGCTGTAAAATCAGAACAGCATCTCTATGAAGACTTAACCGTTGAATCATTACGATTCTATGGTCATGATGTTCTATATCTCCCTCGCACGATAGTAGAAGAAGACACTATATTTACCGAAGATGTCCAAGCTAGATTTGGAGACTCATACAGTGTTGATATGTATTTGGAGAATACGGAGGGGTTCGAAGGAGAAGGAGACCTAGTCTCGAAATTCGGTGTTCAAATTCAAGAAGAAGCAACATTCATAATATCATTAAGAACTTGGGAAAGATTTATTTCCCTAGACTCAAATCTTGCAGTTGCATTAAGACCCAATGAAGGAGACCTTATATACTTCCCATTAACAGGGTCATTATTTGAAATTAGATTTGTAGAAGACCAAGACCCATTCTTCCAGTTAGGAAAAATGTTTGTATTCAAGTTGAGATGTTCATTGTTCGAATACAGTGGAGAAGATTTCGATACTGGAACTTCTGCAGACTTGGTAGAAGCAGACCAAGCTTACACAATCGAAATGACTATGAATACTGGTGCTGGAAACTTTACACATGGAGAGGAATTAACTACGGTTATTGATTCAGTCACATATACAGTTGGTGAGGTAGTCTTGTGGCAACCACAATCAAATAAACTTACAATTAAGGATAACACCAAGACACTACAAGTTGGAGATACACTCACGGGTAAGAGCTCTTCAACTGCAAGAGTGATTGGGGCGATAGTAGATACTCAAACATTCCACAATTTATCTTCTGCACAGAATAAAGAATTTGAAGATAAGGATAGTTCATATCTAGACTTTAGTGAAGTAAATCCATTTGGTGAACCATAATGTTCGGAACATATTTTTACAACGAGACTATTAAAAGAGCCATATCAATCTTTGGAACTCTATTTAATAATATCTACATTAAGAAAACACAATCAGACGGAACTGTATTAACACAGCAAATTGTCCCGATATCCTATGGCCCAAAGCAAAAGTTTTTATTAAGACTACAAGACGATGCAAAAGCAAGAGACGGAAGTGTGACTTCTATCTCATTACCTCGGATTGCATTTGAACTTACAGGATTAGAATACGACTCAACAAGACAACAAAACAAATTAATAAGAGCTGAAAAAAGACTATTAGAAACTGGTGGAAAGAGAGGTTTCCAATATCAACCAGCACCTTATAATTTATCTTTTTCCCTTTCTGTTCTTGCAAAGAATGTTATTGATGCAATTCAGGTAGTAGAACAAATACTTCCATATTTCCAACCCGAGTATACCGTTGCAATGAAAATGGTAGACAGCATGGACGAAGTGAGAGATGTTCCAGTCATATTAAATTCTGTAACAATGGAAGATATGTATGAAGGTGCATTCGAAGAAAGAAGGGTTATAGAATATACCCTAGAGTTTACTATGAAGTTATACTTCTTCGGCCCAGTTTATACTGGAGAAGTTATTAAAAATGTTATTGAAAGAACATATATTAATGACCAAGTTCAGACTGGATTTACTACAAGTGAAATTCAAGGTTCAGGGTTGGTTAAAGAAGTTAAACATTATGAACCAGCTTTTGGTGAGACTGCAAATGCAGTATCCAATTCCACGACAGTGACCTTTGCTACGGCAATAAATAGTAAGATAAGTGTAGGTGATGAAGTGTTTGGAACAAACTTAGCAACTAACCCAACCATTGTTTCTAGAGCTGAAAATGGAACTAATATGGTATTGAGTAGTGCAATTACTATTGATGCAGGCACTACATTGAAGTTTGTTGGTTCAGTTGACCCAACCGATACATTTGTGGTTGCTGAAACGGTGACTTTTTATGATGAAGGCACGACCTCTACATATGCTGAGGATACGGCTGGTGATAGTTAATTATGGCAAAAGAAATAGACGAAAAATTAGATGATCTTCTAGATATTAGTTCTAATATCAAACAAGAAACCAAGTTAGTCAAGGTTCCTGATAGAGAAAAGAACATTGAAACAGACTACAGGTATGCCCGTGAGAACCTCTACGACCTTGTAGAACGGGGCCAAGACGCCATAGACGGCATACTAGAACTCTCCAAAGAAACGGAACACCCTCGTGCATATGAGGTTGCCGGCCAGTTAATTAAAACTGTATCTGAAACTGCTGAAAAGTTAATAGACATACAAAAGAAATTAAAGGATTTAGAAAAGGAGAATGATTCTGTAAGAACACAGCACAATCACTTATATGTGGGGTCAACTCATGAGTTGCAGAAGTTCTTAAAGAAAGAGTCTAAAAAAGATGTTCAGGATAGCTAAAGACTACCAAACTAAGATACCACCAGTAACAGAAGACCACCCATTGTGGGTAATGTCTCTTGGATTTATGACAAGAAAGTATACAAACTACTGGAACAAGACCGTAAATATTTCAAAACTTGAAAGAGAGTTTGATTTTAAAGATAAAATTGTATGTATTTTAGGAAGTGGGATTGGTTTATTAGGACACATTGCAGACATATATGGTGCAAAAAAGATTATAGGAGTGGAAAAGGAATTCTGGCCAGTAGTATATACTAGAGGTTTATATCCTAATTGGGATATAAGGTGGGGAGATTATAACCAAGGAGAGTTGCCCAAAGCTAATTTATATTTGTATGGTGATAAATTACAGATAAAGGGTAACGATTTTATGAGCGAATTCTATCAAAAGCACCAAAGAGCATTTAAAGAAATGGAACGAATAAATGGTTAAACCAACTAACGAAGGATACCTCGGAAACACACTCATTAAACGAGCTGGTGTTGAAGAGCAGTATACCAAAGAACAGTTGGAAGAATATATGAAGTGTTCTAAAGACCCTAAACATTTCATTGAATCATATACACAGATTATATCCCTAGACGAAGGTATGGTTCCTTTTGCACTTCGTGGATATCAAGAAGACTTAATAGACCATTATAATGATAATCGATTTAGTGTAGTATTGGCTGCAAGACAATCAGGCAAATCAATCACTTCTTGTGCATTCTTATTGTGGTATCTCTTATTTCACCCCGAAGTAACTGTTGCTGTTCTTGCAAACAAAGGTGCTATTGCGAGGGAAATGATTGCGAGAATCGTGACCATGTTAGAGTCTGTTCCATTTTTCTTACAGCCCGGCGTTAAGATTCTTAACAAGGGTTCAATAGAATTTTCAAATGATTCTAAAGTAGTTGCAGCTGCAACGAGTTCAAGTTCAATTCGTGGTATGTCAATCAATATGTTGTATCTAGATGAGTTTGCTTTCGTAGAAGATGCAGATACATTCTATACTGCAACATATCCCGTTATCACATCAGGTAAAGATTCAAAGGTGATTATAACCTCAACTGCAAATGGTGTGGGTAATATGTTTCATAAAATATATGAATCTGCAGTACATGAACAATCAGAATATAGACATTTTATTATAAACTGGTTTGATGTGCCAGACCGAGATGAAGAATGGAAAGCAATGACCATTGCAAATACCTCGGAGGCTCAGTTCGAACAAGAGTATGGTAATAGTTTCTTAGGAACAGGAAATACACTTATTAATGCAGATACCTTGTTAGGTATGAAAGCATGGGAACCTGAATGGCATAGAGACGGGGTCAACATATATAAAAGACCAAAGGAAGGTCATGAATACATCTGCACAGTAGATGTTGCAAAAGGAAGAGGTATGGATCACTCCACCTTTACCGTAATTGATGTATCTACGAAACCTTTTGAACAGGTTGCAACATACAGGGATAGTATGATAAGTCCCATGCTGTTTCCTGATATTATAAATAAGTATGTAAGGACATATAATGAGGCGTTAGTTATTATAGAAAACAACGCAGAAGGTGCAATGGTAGCAAATCAGTTGCACTATGATATAGAATATCCCAATGTTTTTACTCAAGGTTTATTAAAAGCAGAAGATATTGGGGTCACAGTAAACAGAAAAATTAAACGAGTCGGTTGTTCTACTCTTAAAGAATTATTAGAAGAAACCCGACTAACAGTTGTAGACCGTGCTACTATAACAGAACTTATGACCTTTGTCACAAAAGGAAATTCCTTTGAAGCTGACAGAGGATACCATGATGATATGGTTATGAATCTCGTATTATTCAGTTGGTTTATTACTACTGAATACTTTTATCACCTTACGGATACACAAGTCAAAGACTTATTGTATGCCGAACAACAGAAGTTGATAGAAGATGATGTCTTACCAGCTGGTGTTTTCGGAGAAGAAAGACCCGAAGAGACTACCTTCGTTGATGATGAAGGAGACCGTTGGTTTAACAAAGATATGGAAAACGAAATAAATTGGTAGTTCATTAGAGTTAAGAAAGTTATAAATAAAACAGTAAACAACTTTTTACATTAACAGGAGAAAAGTATGGCATTTCAAGTATCACCAGGCGTTCAGGTCAAAGAAGTAGACTTGACAAATGTTGTGCCTGCAGTATCTTCCACAACTGGAGGATTCGCGGGTTCATTTAGATGGGGCCCTGTTGATGAAGTAGTATCAGTTTCAGATAGCGTAGGTTTAGTAGATACCTTCTTTACACCAGCAGACACAGACGCTGGTGCAGAGGATTTCTATTCTGCAGAGGCTTTCTTACGATATGGTTCATCATTAAGAGTTGTTCGTGTTGCCAGTTCAACAGCTTACAATGCAAACATAGGTGGAGACACCGATGCAAGTATTAAAAACCTTTCAGGGTATCAATCGTCTCATGAAGACGGTGGTGCTGCTGGAACGGTTGGGGCATGGACTGCAAAATATCCCGGCGCAATCGGTAATTCATTAAAGGTTAGTGTTTGTGCATCAAGTGATGCATATTACAATGACAATGTGACTACTACTGACGAAGCAGAAGCTATAGGACAAACTGTTATCAGTGTAACTGCTGAAACAGGTTTCCAAATTAGAGATATAGTTAGGTTTGGGACTGACACTCAAGAATATAGAGTGACAGCAAAAGCAACAGGAACAATAACCGTAGAAGCCCTTAACCAACCAGCTGGAACTGGGTTAGTTACCGCAGTAGCTAACGCAACACAAGTTCACAGATATTGGGAGTTTTATAACAAATTTGATAAAGCACCCGGCACATCTGCATCTGCAACAGCAGTATCAGGTAGTGCAGACGAGATTCATGTAGTCGTAGTAGACGAAGACGGAGTAATTTCAGGAAAACAAAACGAGATTTTAGAATCTTACGGATTTGTTTCTTGTGCTTCTGATGCAAAAAATTCAGAAGGTGCTTCAAACTACTACAAAACTGTAATCAATAATCAATCCAAATGGATTTGGTGGACTGGTCACTCAACATCAACTCACGCTGCAAATAACAGTGTGACCACTCACGCAGCTTCAGGAAGCACTGCATTCGGCAGACCTTCAGCACCAATATCCTCATCATTGGCAAACGGAGCTGACGGAACATTACCTACACCAGCAGTAAAATATGCTGGATATGTAGATAATTTCGGAGATTCCGAAACAGTAGATGTTAGTTTCTTAGTAACAGGTTCAACTAGAACCTCTAACGGAGACATAGTAGCAGACCACAACACTATCGTCAATCAATTAATTCAGATTGCAGAAAACCGAAAAGACTGTATGGTAATTGCTTCACCTAGAAAAGCATCAGTCGTTAATGTCACTTCTGAATCAACTCAAAGTTCAAATGTTACAACTGATTTTTCAAGTGTAACTTCAAGTTCTTATGCAGTTCTAGATTCAGGCTGGGTATACCAGTATGACAGATACAATGACAGATATGTTTGGGTGCCTGGCAACGGACATACAGCAGGTATCATGGCCAGAGCAGACCTATTACGAGACCCTTGGTATTCACCAGCGGGATTCTCTAGAGGTCAGTATCTAGGAATAACTAAACTTGCATTTAACCCATCACAATCATCTAGAGATGATTTATACAGTGCAAGAATCAATCCTATATGCACATTTCCCGGCCAAGGAACAGTTCTCTTCGGAGATAAGACTGCATTAACAAGTCCTTCAGCATTTGACAGAATAAATGTTAGAAGGCTGTTCATCGTTTTAGAGAAGGCAATAGCAACAGCTGCTAAATCACAACTCTTTGAATTCAATGATGCATTCACAAGAGCACAGTTTAGAGCTGCTGTAGAACCTTTCTTAAGAGATGTTAAGAACAGAAGAGGCCTAGTAGATTTCACAGTATTATGTGACGAAACAAACAACACGGATAGTGTTATTGATAGAAACGAATTTGTTTGTTCTATCTTTGTTAAACCTGCTAGAAGTATTAACTTTATCACTCTTAACTTCGTGGCTGCAAGGTCAGGGGTTGAGTTTGAAGAAATCTACGGAGCAGTTTAAGGAGTAAAGAATGGCAACAATAGATGAATTTAAAGCACAACTGATTGGTGGTGGCCCAAGACCTAACCGTTTCAGAGTCTTCATTCCTAGAGCAGGCAATAGGATTGAGTTCCTATGTAAGGCTGCAAATATACCAGCTGCGACCCTAGGTGAAATTGCATTAAACTTTAGAGGACATATTCTCAAATTAGCTGGAGACAGGACATTCGAAGATTGGTCAATTACCGTAATCAATGATTCTGAATTCAGTGCTAGAAGTGGTCTCGAAGCTTGGCAACAAGACATTCAAGAACTTGATTCAGGTGTAGGTATGGCAAGTAATGATTACCTACTCTCAAGAGCGTTTGTCGAACAATTAGGTAAAGACGACGCTGTTCTCGCGAGATATGAGTTCTTCAACATGTTCCCTAAAAACATTGCTGCTATCGAATTAAATTACGAAACAGTAGATGCATTAGAGGAGTTTACAGTTGATTTCACATATTCTCATTGGGAAAGAGTCAAGTAATTACAGTGACATAACCTCGGTTAGCGAGGCATAAATAATATTATGGAATTATTTGGGTTTGAAATAACTCGGAAGAAAGACGAGTTACGAGTCAAGGAAACACAAACGGCAAAATCGTTTGTGCCTCCTATTGACGATGATGGCACTCCAGTCATTCAACAACAAGCTGGATATATATCTGGCGGAGCATATGGTGCTTATGTTGATATGGAAGGTGGTATCAAGAATGAGGCTGAGCTCATTCGAAGATACAGAGAGACATCATTAGTTCCCGAATGTGACTCAGCAATAGAAGATATAGTTAATGAGTGTATTACTTCTGATACTTCGGATAGAATAGTTGCACTCGACCTCCGAGATGTCAAACTCTCGGACAGCATCAAGAACAAGATGCAAGACGAGTTTGCACACATCTTATCCCTAATGAAGTTCAATTCGAACTCTCATGAAATTTTCAGAAAGTGGTATGTTGACGGCAGGATTTATTTCCATAAAGTCGTTGATACTAAACGCCCAAAACTAGGTATCGTAGATTTAAGGAACATTGACCCTCTTAAAATTAAGAAGGTTAGAAATGTCGAAAAGGGTAAAGACCCAAAGACGAAGATAGAACGAGTAGAGAAAGTCGAAGAGTTCTATGTCTTTAACGACAAAGGTTTTGATAAGACATCTGCAATGGAAGGTTCAACCGTTAAGATTGCACCTGAAGCAGTAACTTACACAACCAGTGGATTACTAGACTACACAAGGAATGTAGTCATAGGTTATCTACACAAGGCATTGAAGACTGCAAACCAGTTAGCAATGATGGAAGATGCACTTGTTATCTATAGGATTTCAAGGGCTCCTGAGAGGAGAATCTTCTACATTGATGTTGGTAACTTGCCAAAAGCAAAGGCAGAACAATACCTTACAGATGTTATGCACAAGTATAGAAATAAACTCGTGTATAATGCAGAGACAGGTGAAATCAAGGACGATAGAAAACACATGTCAATGCTAGAGGACTTTTGGTTGCCTCGGAGAGAAGGTGGTAGAGGAACAGAGATTACCACATTGCCAGGCGGTCAAAACCTTGCAGACATAGATGATATTGAATACTTCAAGAAGAAGTTATATCAATCTTTAAATGTGCCTGCAACGAGAATGGAAGCAGATAACGGATTCAATATGGGTCGTGCTTCTGAAATCTCAAGAGATGAACTTAAATTTAATAAGTTCACAAACAGACTTCAAAAGAAGTTTGCAAGAATTTTTACAGATGTCCTTAAGACACATTTGGTTCTTAAGGAAATTGTAACTGGTGAAGAGTTTGATAAAGTCAAAGACTTCATACAGTTTGATTTTGCGACTGACAACCACTTTACAGAGTTGAAAGAAGCAGAAATTTTAAGAGAGAGATTAGATACTCTTTCAACCATAGGAGACTATGTTGGTAAATACTACTCTAATGAGTACATTAGAAAGTATGTGTTAAGACAAACCGAAGAGGATATTAAACTCATCGACAAACAAATTGCCAGTGAAGGTGAAGCGGAAGGCGGTGACGATAGTTCTCAAGATGACGGGGGATGGTAATGAGCGAAGAAAACATATCAAGAAAGATAGTTGACGGAATTGAAGCAGGAAAGTTAGAACAAGCAAAGACAGATGTTTTTGACGGAATCAAACAGAAAGCTGCAGAAGTTGTTGATATGAAACGAGTTGAGAAGTCTGTTAATTGGGCAGATAATCAACCCGAACCTTCTGAAACAGAGGAGTCTTAATGAAAGATTTTAAGGAGTTGGCTCAGGAGCTCCATGAGGCAAAGTTTGTTTGTCCCGATGGGCATGAGTTGATTCGAACAGAAAGTTTAAAACTTGGTGCAGAAGCTATAAATATATATTACACCGAGTGTAAAGAGGGTATTTCAGTATTTCTTAACGGACATGAAATACAAGAAACCTTCGGGGACGAAGAGTCCTTAAAAATTGGTATGCAGAGTGTGAAGCAAATATTGCAAGACATGTCCGAAGAAGGTATATCAATAGAGGAAATTACGAATGAAATTAATATCTGAATTTCAAGATTACGGGGTTAGTCCTGTAATTGTAGAAGAAAACAAAGACGGTAAGAAAGATTACTTTATCGAAGGTATCTTTATGCAAGCTGAAATTAAGAATCGTAATGGCCGCATATACCCCAAAGAAGTTATACAAACAGAAGTTAAAAGGTATAACAAAGAATTCATAAAAGAAGATAGAGCGTTTGGAGAACTAGGACACCCCGAAGGCCCAACGATCAATCTTGACAAAGTATCTCACATGATAACCAAGTTGGAAGAAGATGGAAACAACTATGTGGGAAGAGCAAAGATTTTATCAACACCAAACGGACAGATAGTTAAAAACTTGATTGATGATGGTGCTAAACTGGGAGTTTCTTCTAGAGGACTAGGTTCACTAGAGTCTAAAGGAAATGCTCAGTATGTAAAAGACGATTTTCAGTTAGCAACTGCTGCTGATATCGTAGCAGACCCTTCTGCACCTGAAGCCTTCGTTGAAGGAATAATGGAAGGAGTTGAATGGGTCTATGAGAGTGGTATCTTAAAAGCAAAGGATTTAGACAAAATGCAGTCAGAATTGAGGACTGCAAAGCTAAATCAGTTGGAAGAAACCAAATTGGAACTATGGAAAAGGTTTGTTGAAAGCCTGTAACATATAAATAAAAAAGTAATCAATTATTACATAAACAGGAGAAATTTATGTCAGATTTAGAAAACCAAGTAGAGAACACCGAAGAGGTTGATTCCATCGTGGAAGAACCTACTAAAGGTGCCGAAAAGGGTGACAAGTCTGCTCACAAACAAGGTTCGTCTGCTGAAGAGAAAATCGAAAGCGGTAAAGGCGAAGTCGTCAAACCTGATGAAAATCCTGTTGACAAAGCTGTTGCAAGTATTAAAGCTGCAGAAAAAGGTTCGAAAGAAGCTAAAGATGCAGTAAACAAGAATGCTGGCAAAGCAGAGAAGCCCGAGAAACTCAAAGAAGATGAGGAAAGTTCAGAAGAAGACGAGGTTGTAGCAGAAACTAAAGAAGAAGAAGCTCCAGTTGAATCTAAAATGGAACTAATCAAGGCTGCAGTCGACAGTATGAAAGGTCTGAACAAAGAAGAAATGAACAAGTTGTTCGCTTCATTGTCAGAAGACGAGGTCGATGAATCCTTGACTAAGGCAGAAGTTGCACGAAAAATAGTAGAAGCATTAAAGGCTTCATCTCAAGAAGAAGTTAAAAAGTTTGTAGAATCACTTTCTGCAGAACAAACTGAATCAAAAGATGAAGAAGACGAGAAAGAAGAATCCGTCAAAGAAGAAGCTTCCGCTGAAGTAGAATCTTCATTAGTTGAGATTGAAATAGATGACGACCTATCTAAAATCTCGGAATCACTAGATTTATCAGAAGAGAATGCTGAAAAAGCAAAAACTATCTTCAAAGCTGCAGTTCATAGCAAAGTTGACGAAGTCAAGAAAGAGCTAGAAGAGCAGTATTCAGAGAATTTAAAAACCCAAGTTGAGACTGTCAAAGAAGAACTAACTGGTTCTGTTGACAAATACTTAACATATTGTGCTGAAGAGTGGTCGAAAGAAAACGAACTCGCAATAGAAAGGGGTTTGAGATCAGAAATGACTGAAAACTTTATTGAAGGACTCAAAAAATTGTTCGTAGAACATTATGTTGAAGTTCCCGAAGATAAGTATAATGTCGTTGACGAACTCGCAAATCGTCTTGACGAGATGGAATCCAAACTTGATGCTGAAGTTTCCAAGAATATGGAAATAACAGAAGAGATTGGTGGTCTTAAAAGACAAAATGTTGTGAGAAAGGCATGTGAAGACTTGTCTGAATCACAAAAAGAGAAAATGGAATCATTATCAAATGGAATAGATTTCACTGACGAAGCAGATTTCGAAGAGAAAGTTGCAGAAATCAAAGAAGCTTATTTCGGTGTTGACGGTGAATCCATCTCGGAAGAAACCAAGGAAGAGGAAGGAACAGGTGAATTCTCTACTACTGTAGAAGAAGTCCTTGACCCAACTATTGCTAGGTATTCCGAGGCATTAACTAAACTAAAACCATTAGGTTAAATTTAAGGGGTATAACAGTATGTTTTTATCAGAAAACTTACAAGAGAAGTGGGAGCCAATTCTAGAGCACTCCGATCTACCTAAGATCGAAGACAACTACAAGAAGGCCGTCACTGCAGTAATACTTGAAAACCAAGAGAAAGCTCTTAACGAAGACAGAGCAACTCTTGAGGAAGCTGCACCTTTAAACTCTACTGGTAGTTCTATATCTAACTGGGATCCAATTTTGATCTCATTAGTGCGTAGAGCTATGCCAAATCTCGTTGCATACGACATTTGCGGTGTTCAACCAATGACAGGCCCTACAGGTCTTATCTTTGCTATGAAAGCAAGATACAACGATTATCCAACTGAAACTAGACTGAATAACAGTGAAGCCCTACACGGTGAAGCTCGTTCAGCTTATTCAAGTGGTGCAGACCCAACAGCTGGCCCAGCTGGTTCAGACCCAATAAGTGATCCATTCGACACTTCTTCACCTTCTTATGCAGATACAACTGGTAGTGGTATGACCACTGCAGCTGCAGAAAGTCTAGGTGACGCAGCGGGTAATCACTTTGCACAGATGTCTTTCACTATTGAGAAAGCAACTGTGACAGCGAAGTCAAGAGCACTCAAAGCAGAGTACACATTAGAATTAGCACAAGACCTCAAAGCAATCCACGGTCTTGACGCAGAATCAGAACTTGCAAATATTCTTTCAAGTGAGATTCTGGCTGAAATCAACAGAGAAGTAGTCCGTAATGTCAATCTTCAAGCGAAGACTGGTGCTGCTGACACTGCTACTGCTGGAACTTTCAACTTAGATGTTGATGCCAACGGTAGATGGTCTGTTGAGAAATTCAAAGGTCTATTATTCCAAATCGAAAGAGAAGCTAATACAATAGCACAAGAAACACGAAGAGGTAAAGGTAACTTTATTCTTTGTTCTAGTGATGTTGCATCTGCTCTTTCTATGAGTGGAGTATTGGATTATGCACCTGCTCTATCAACTGGACTTAATGTTGATGACACTGGCAATACATTTGCTGGAGTTCTTAACGGAAGAGTTAAAGTATACATCGACCCATATGCTGGTGTTGATTATATGACAGTTGGTTACAGGGGTTCAAATCCTTATGACGCTGGTATGTTCTATTGCCCATATGTTCCACTTCAAATGGTGAGAGCAGTTGGCGAAAACACTTTCCAACCAAAAATTGGTTTCAAAACCCGTTACGGTATGGTTAGTAATCCTTTCGTTGGCTCTACTCCATCAAATGGAATGGCTACGGCAGGAACAAATCAATACTACAGAAAAATGGCAGTAAGCAATATTCTGTAATCGAATTTCGTTTCGAGTGAAAAAGGTCTCTTCGGAGACCTTTTTTTTGCTATAAATATAATACAGGGGGGTGACATTGCTAAAGTTACCACAATATTTCCGAGCATCACAACAGGATGCCCCTTATTATTGACAGAAAACACACACACAGGAGGAAATTATGTCAACAACAAAATCAGGGTTCGAAATCCGAGCCGACTTACTATCTCAAGCTCAAGGTCTGTTAGAAGGAAACATCTACAGAATCAATGAGTCCGTTGGTATTCATAATGAAAACTTCCCAAACGATAAGAAACCATTAGGTGACCAATTCGTTTCTACGGAAGAAGTCATTGCGACTGCTAGACAACTTAACGAGTTTGTAAACGAGAAGTAAGTGTCGAGATTGTGGGGCTTCGGCCCCACTTTACATAAATAGTTCTATGGAACGAAAAAATTATGTAGAATCGAAAATACCTTTAGACCAACACAAGTATAGGGGTTGGTTTTGGTTTTGGCCGACTAGGAAATTTTACAGGTATAACGATATACCCTATCATTTAGAGAAAAAAGATGGCTGATACTTCACTAATTAATAAATCATTATTAAGTAAGAATAACTTTAGGTTACTTATTGATAAGGTTCCTAATACAGAATTCTTTGTTAAGACTGTAAATATTCCCGGCCTTCAATTTACCGAGACAGTTCTTGCAGCGGGAATTGGTTTAGACGCATATTTTCCCGGCGATAAGATTACCTTTGATTCATTATCAGTTGGATTCTTAGTAGACGAAGACCTTACAAACTTCAAAGAAATTTTCGATTGGATGGATCAAATTGTTCCAGTTTCCGACCCAACTAAGTTTCGTGACTTAGTTCAAGCTCAGAAAACTACTACAGGGGAGTTAAGTTCTATTGATGCAGATGTTAATCAGTATTCAGATATCACATTGGTTACAAACACAAACAAAAATATACCAAATAGATACTTTAGATTCCATGACGCATTCCCCATATCCTTAAGTGGTATAGAATTAGAATCAGGTGCAGACGGTGAGACCGTTGTTGCAACCGTTGAATTCAGATTTACATATTACGACATAGCTACCACTTCCTAAAATCCCCTTCCCTAAAGACCATAAATATGGTATAATAGGTATATTATGACTCTAGATGAATTGAAAGAAGAGTGGAAGAAGGATTGTGAAATTGACGATATCGAACTAGATAAGTCGTCTTTAGAACTTCCAAGACTCCACGCAAAATACTCCGAACTCTTAACTGACGCTGTTATTAGGCATAAGAATCTAAACCTTAGATATTCTATACTTCTTAAAGATAAATGGTTATGGTTCAATGGTAAAATGGACGAAGACAGAATCAAAGAACTTGGTTGGTCAGACGACCCATTTGACGGACTTAAAATTATGAAAAACGATATGCAGATATTCTTTAATGCAGATAAAGACTTGCAAACTATAAATGCACAGACCGAGTATGCACAGATAACGATTGATTTCTTAAAGAGGTGTATGGAAAATATAACATGGAGACACCAAACTATTAAGAATACCATTGAATGGCGTAAGTTTATGGCGGGTTCCTAATGTTATATAAACAATATGTAGTTATTCTTGAGGGGTTTCTAACTCAAGAAGAAGTAGATTATATCCATGGATATGCTTTTAAGCTTCCCGTCCAAGAGGGAAGGTTGGGTTTTGGTGGAAAAGACAAAGACGGAATACAGCACCGAACAGAAGGTAAGAGTGGTAGTCAAGATTATTCAATAAGACAGTCTACTAATAAGTGGTTAGAACACGGTGCCGAACTAGGTGATTTTGACCAAGTGTTAAAACAAAAAATATTTGACGGAATGGTTCATGCAAATCAAGTGGCGGGTTGGAATTACGAAGTAGATGGTATGGAGGCATGGCAGTATACTATATACGAAGCTCAACCTGATAGACCAACTGGAGACTTCTATACTTGGCATACAGACGCAGGTGCCGACACTTACAAAGATGGTAGAACTAGAAAGATATCTTGTTCAGTTCAATTATCAAATCCCGAAGAATATGAGGGTGGATATTTTCAATGGTTAGAATCTATGCGTGTTTTTGATAGTTTAAAAACAAGGGATTCGGCAATAAGACCCGATGAGTTAATTCATACTACTCCCTTTAGTGGAAAAACTTTAGGTTCAATGGTAGTATTTCCTTCATGGTTACACCACCAAGTGACTCCAGTCACACACGGAACAAGAAAATCTTTAGTTGTTTGGAATACTGGATGGCCTCTGAAATAACTCTCAAGAAGACAGACGAAGTCTTCATGCAAGTTCAATGTGACGATGGGTTAAAAAGAGACCTCTTCGATTTTTTCTCGTTCACTGTTCCTAATGCAAAGTTCATGCCCTCGGTAAGAAATAGATACTGGGACGGTAAGGTCAGGCTCTTCTCAATCAAAACAAATAAAATTTATATTGGATTGCTCCCTTATGTAGATGAGTTCTGCAGAGAAAGAGGATACGAAATAAATGGTATAAGTGATATCATTGGCGACAAGGAAAGAGAACCTGATGAAAACTTTATTAAAGAATTAAACTTACCCTTCGCACCAAGAGACTATCAATTAGACGCATTCAGAACAGCTGTTCAGTATGGTAGGCAACTCTTACTTTCACCTACTGCAAGTGGTAAGTCTTTAATCATTTATTTACTTGCAAGATATTACAATAAGAAAACGGTTATCATTGTTCCTACAACTGCTTTGGTTGAGCAAATGGCTAAAGACTTTGCAGACTATGGATACGATAAACCCATATGTAAAATCTATAGTGGAAAGGAAGTATTCGATTCAGAAATAACAGTTACTACATGGCAGTCATTTAGTAAAGCACCCAAGAATGTAATGCAATCATTTGATGTTGTTGTTGGAGACGAAGCTCATTTATTCAAAGCACAAACACTAAAAGGTATACTTGAAAAAATGAGTAAGACTGCAATTCGTATTGGAACTACAGGAACACTTGACGGTTCAGAATGTCATAGACTTCAGCTGGAAGGAATGTTCGGCCCAGTCAAGAAAGTAGTTTCTTCGAAAGAGTTAATGGACGATGGGACTATTGCTAAAATTGATATCGATTGTGTCATACTTCGTCATACTAAACAAAAGAAAATGTCTTACCAAGATGAGATGGATTACCTTGTAGGTAGTGAAGCAAGAAATGAATTCATATGTAATCTTGTTTATAGTCTAAAAGGAAACACCTTAGTCTTATTTCAGTTCGTTGAGAAGCACGGTGTCTTACTTCATAAGAAAATGTTTAAAAGACTAGGAGAGAAATTACATTATGTCTATGGTGGAACAGATACAGAAGATAGAGAACAGGTTAGAGAATTAGTAGAGAAAGCTAAAGAGAGTGTTATACTAGCTTCATATGGAACTTTCTCAACTGGAGTTAATATAAAAAGAATCGATAATATTGTTTTTGCAAGTCCTTCTAAATCTAGAATACGGAATCTACAATCGATTGGTAGAGGCCTTCGTAAAGTGGAAGGTAAGGAAAACATGAGGTTATTTGATATCGCAGACGACCTTCAATATAAGAATTATACCCTTAGTCACCTTAAAGATCGTATAAATATATACAACGAGGAAAATTTTTCTTACGAAATTAAACAATTTGATTTAAATGAACCCTAACGACTTAGTCTCTCCTACCAAATACGAAGTCTTAAAACTTAAGACTGGTCAAGAGATTGTAGGCATGACTAAAGAAAATCAAAACGGTATTGCAGTTACTTTACCTATGATATGTAAACTAGAACTTATTACAGCTCAGCAACAAACCCTTGCAACTTTCTATCCCTATTCACCAATGTCTTCTGACCCAACCGTAATCATACCTCATGATATGGTTGCACACAGAAATTTATTGAATCAACAGTTCGTTCCTTTTTATGATGAAGCTTCTTCTAGATGGTTCGACATGGTTGAAAATGGAACAATCCCTTTAACAAAAGATAGAAAGGAATTACACAGAGCATATATGGATAGAATTATCCAAGACCTAATGGAACAAACAGGCGGGCCTATTACTCCAAGGGAACAAAGAATGTTAGAGAGAATTGAAGAAGAAGAGTGGGATGAGTTTGATGAACAGATGGCAGACTTTGAACACATGGTACAACCTACCGACAAGAAAAAAATCCACTAGGATTATTTCTTATATAAATAAATCAGTGTTATATAACGGTATAACACCTATGAATGTTTAATATTAAGGAACCCATGACCACAGCAGTTTTACAATTTGCGAAGAGCATAGGGAAACATCTCGAAAACCTAAGAAGGACTGATGCATATCAGAGAACTTGTGAAGTCGTAGAATTTGTCATACTACTGTCTCTTCCAATACTATTACCATTTGGCTTAATTTGGATTACGGTCAACGCCAACTATCCAATGTAGCCAGAGTGATTATGGCAACTCCACAGACAGGAGATGTCATGAAATTTTTTATCGAATATTGGTTAAATGTTTGGGAATTTGCAAAGCAAGAACCCGTTTGGGCTGCAGCTTTCTTTTTCTGCGGATATATGATCGGTGTAATATACTTCTAAAGACGCAATAAATATATACAAAGGAAGTATACCTAAAGAGATATATGTTATATATTATAGTATCCCTTGGATACAATATCATTTTACCACAAAATTCTCAAAACGCAAGAGGGTTTTGCTAAAAAATATAAAAAAATAAATATTAGAAAGCCTCTTGCTAAATAGGGGTACTTCTAGTATAATATTACCATGACTACTAAAAAAGACCGTAAAAAAGCAGAACACTATGTTAACAACAAAGAGTTCACATTAGCAGTCTCCGAGTATAACAAAGCATGTAAACTCGCAGAATCAAAAGGTAAGGAACCGCCTAGAATGACTGAATACATTGGGGAGTGTATCTATAAGATTGCAACCCGATTATCCACTCGTCCTAACTTCATTAATTACACATACCGTGATGAAATGATATGTGATGCAATAGAGAATTGTATCCAATACATAGGCAACTTCAATACCGAAAAGTCAAACAATGCGTTTGCATATGTAACCCAAATTTGTTATTATGCATTTCTTCGAAGGATACAAAAGGAGAAGAAACAAGTTTTTATCAAACAAAAACAAATCGAAGAATCAAATATTACAATGGACTCATACACAACTATAGACGGTGAACACGACCCGACTCTTACAAACACCAATGTTGAGTGGATGCAAGAGAACATGAATCGTGTTGTCTATGAACCTCGAAAATCAAAACGAACAAAAAAAGTAAAAAAAGAAACAAACCTAGAAAAATTTTCTGAATGAAGATAGCAATTCTTAACGACACACACGCAGGTGTCCGTGGTGATATGCAGGCAATGGCAGATTATCAAGGACGATTTTATACGGAAGTGTTTTTCCCTTATCTAATAGAGCATGGTATAACCCATATTCTACATTTGGGTGATTACTTTGACCGTAGGAAATATATCAATTTCTCTTCTTTAAAAGCAAATCGAGAACACTTTATTCAGCCTATGTTAGATAATAACATGACAATGGATTTAGTTATTGGTAATCACGACACCTATTATAAGAACACTAACGATGTAAATGCACCTGAATTATTATTATTCGAGCATGATAATATTAATATTATTACTGAACCTATAGTAAAGGAATATGACGGGGCAAATATTGCATTGAGTCCATGGATTAATAGTGATAACTATGCAGACTCAGTTGAGTTTCTTATGTCTGCAAATGCACCTATTTGTATGGGACACTTTGAATTTGAAGGTGCATTAATGATGCCCAATATGACATGTCAACATGGCCTTGACCATTCATATGTAAAAAGATTTGATGTATGTTATAGTGGTCACTTCCACCAAAAATCTGCGTTTGCAAATATAGTTTATCTCGGTTCCCAAATGGAATTCACTTGGTCGGATTATGGGGATACAAAATACTTCCATATCTATGATACTGATACACAAGAAATGTTACCAGTTCACAACCCGATTAGAATTTTTGAAAAAGTTTTCTATGACGATACAAAGGAAAATTTTGAAACCATTAGTAATAAAGACTATAGTAATGTCACTGGGAAATTTACAAAAGTAATTGTTGTTAATAAGGATAATCCATATTGGTTCGATTCATTTCTAGACAAGATACATACTGCAGCTCCATTACATTTACAAGTAGTAGATGACCATAAACATATGGACTTAATGGACGATAGTGATGTTGAAAATGTAGAAGATACATTAACGATATTAAACAAGTATGTTGAGGGTATGGAGATACAAGGTAAGAAAAAGCCACTTACCGATTTAATGACTTCGTTGTATAATGAAGCATTAGACGAACACACTTATCTATGATAAAATTCAAGGAAGTAAGATATAAGAATTTACTATCATCGGGAAACAAGTTTACAAAGATACTACTTGACTCTCATCAAACAACCCTAATCTTGGGTGAAAACGGTGCTGGTAAATCAACATTATTAGATGCATTATGTTATGCATTGTATGGCCGTGGGTTTCGAAATCTTAAGAAAGACCTTCTAATCAATTCAATCAATCAAAAAGAACTGCTCGTAGAGTTGGACTTTACTATTGGTAAGAAGGACTATAAATTAGTCCGTGGCGCAAAACCAAATAAATTTGAAATTTGGTGTAATGACATTTTGATTAATCAAGATGCAAGTGTCAGGGATTACCAAGACCACCTAGAGAATAATATACTCAAAATGAGCTATCGTTCATTCACACAGGTGGCAATTCTAGGGTCAGCAAACTTCACTCCATTCATGCAATTAAAAGCAAAGGATAGAAGAAAGTTAGTGGAAGACCTTTTGGATATAACTATTTTTACAACTATGATGCTATTGTTGAGAAAACGAAAATCTAATCATGCATTAGACATTAAGGAAAATCAACATGAGATTGCAATTCTTGAAGAAAGGATTAATGGTCTTAATTCACAAATCAATGCACTTCGTGAGAATAGAGATGAAAAGATTTCTAAATTTGAAGGCACTATTAATCAAACTCAAACTAACATTGACAACTTATTAGGAGAGGTTGATGAAAAGACGAAAGATGTGGTGGCGCAAACACGACTTATCAAGGATAAAGATGATACGGAAAATCGACTCAAACAAACGGTTGAGTTGGAGAAACAACTGGAGACAGCTCGAAATAAAGCAATTAAAGATATTGAATTCTATGAGAACAACGACAACTGTCCCACATGCAAACAAGGATTAGATGAAAAACACAAGAAGAAACACATTGAGGAAAAAACTGCTAAGGCAAAGGAGATCAAGGAAGCGGTCGCAACTATTGACTCTCAAATTAGAGGACTTCATGACGAGCTCGAAAGAATCAGAAAAATCCAAGACACAATCGAAGGAATCCAAAAAGAAATTGGATTAAAACAAACTGAAATTGTATCGAATCAAAAGTATATCAATAAACTACAAGGTGAAATCAAAGACCTTGAAGAAGAACAAGAAGGTAATACTGACGCACACGAACAAGTTAATAAGGCCGAAGACGATTTATCTACACTGTTAAAGAAGAAGGAACACTTATCCGACCATGGTCATTATCTAGAAATTGCAACTCTCTTATTAAGAGACCAAGGTGTTAAGGAAAAGATTATTAAACAGTATGTTCCTATTATGAATAAACTTATTAATAAGTATCTTGCACAATTAGAATTCTATGTTGGGTTCGAACTGGACGAATCGTTTGACGAGACAATCAAATCTAGATTTAGAGATGTATTTAAATATGAAAACTTCTCTCAAGGTGAGAAAATGAGAATTGACCTTGCATTACTCTTCACATGGAGAGCAGTTGCAAGAATGAAGAACTCCGTGAATACAAATCTATTAGTATTAGACGAAGTGTTTGATAGTTCATTAGACGCAGCTGGAACAGATGAATTTATGAAAATGCTAAATACCTTGACAGAAAACACAAATGCATTCATTATATCTCACAAAGGTGACATATTATATGATAAATTTGAGAATGTTGTTAGGTTTGAGAAGTATAAAAACTTTAGTCGTATCGCAGATTAGATAAATAGTATTATGTCAGAAACAATCCACAGACTTATAAAAGAAAGAAGAGAGAACTTATTATTAGAGGGTTCAGTATTAAAACTGGATTATGTCGTTGGGCATAAGTTTTATTATAAGGGTGGACTATCAAAACAAATTCAAGCATTTGGTCTAGAGTGGAAAGAGGGCACTGTAGTAGAAAAGGTAAACCCAGTTAAAAACCCAGCTGGAGTAGAAGACCGCGGTTCAGAATATGAAGCATATCTACGAGGGCCGAATGGTAAGATTTTACATATCAAAGCAGACACAACCAGTGTAGGAAGTTTCACTCATGTTAAAGAAAGTGGGTCACCACCAAGTGGGGCAGAATGGGAAGAATTAATTATTAAAGAATATAATGATTTAAATAAAACAGATACACACCCTAAAGTTATTGAAACCTACGAAAAATTTGGAACTCAACACCATGACATAGCAAAGAAAGTTGCAAAAAGTTTTAATGGAAAAGTAGGTGGTAATCAATTAGTTCATACTGGTCAGGGTGGTTTATCTAAAAAATTAGGTAAACACTGGAAAAATGCTGGTGCATCTAATACTACACCAAAAACTGATATTGCAAACTCTAGCTTTTCCGAAAGAATTTCACTAAAGAAAGAAGGTGGTTCTAGATCAGCTACTCCTGAAAAGAAAGAAGCAATAGCAATAGTCAACGCTGCACTTGAATTAGCTGGAGAAGAGGATAAGACTTGGGCAAAATCTCTTGTTACCAATATGGGTAATAAAATGGAACACTTAATCTCTAAAGAGAATGCAAGTTCCTTAAAGGCAAGATATAAGGACGGTGACAGAGATGCAGCCACTCAAAATTGGAAGAAGGTAGACGATGCAAATAGAGAATTATCTCAAGAACTTACCGATATATTTGCAAAAGATAAAAAAATAGGTGGAACATTTGCAAGATGTGTTCTTTATGAAGCTTCTACTGGGGCTGCAAAGTTTGATGGTAGAGACAAACACCCAGCTGCAAACAGACTTGCAAAATTTAGTTTAAGTGGGAAAGTTGAATATCATGAAATGAAGAATCCTGATTCACCTGTTATAGCAAAAAATGCAGAAAGATTAAAACCGTATGTTTCATTTAAGAAAGGTGGTGGTGGTTCTGCAGCTTATTCTGCATTCCAACTTGCATTAAAAGATGAATATACACCAACAACTGCAACAAGTATTATATTAAGTGAATTAAATAATATAGACGGGTTTGCACAGTTCCTAACAGAAGACATGTTAGAAGAAGGTGTATTTGATACTATAAAAAGAGCTGGAGATTGGGCAAAAGAAATGGGACAAAAGGCATGGAAAGCCTTTGAAAAGGCATTGAAGGCTGCAATGAAAAAGATATGGTCTTGGTTAAAGAAGATTGCTAGTATGGGTAGAAAATTTTTCAGGGAATTATTAAAGTTTTTTGGAATAGAAATTGACAATGTTAAAGATACACATGGTATAAGTAGTCCCGACTTCCACTTATTAGCTTAGAATTATGCACAAATTGATAGAAGAAGCCTCTAAGGTCTTACGAGAACCCACAGACTTATTCGACTTTGAAAACCCACCCGAAGACCCCAAAGAGATAGAAAAGAACCTTGCTGAGGTAATGGGAAGGTTTGGTGGTCTAGGTTTGTCTGCAAATCAATTAGGATTGAAATACAGGTGTTTTGTAATGAGAACTGCAGATAAAGGGACTATGGCATTCTTTAATCCCGAACTTACAAAAGTATCCCAAGAAACAGAGTTACTTAAAGAAGGCTGCCTTTCTTTCCCCGATATATACTTAATGATAAAGCGAGCAAAAGTTATTGAGTTTGACTTTATAGATTCTGATGGAGAGAAACATACATTACAATTAGACGGCATTGGTGCAAGATGTGTTCAACATGAAATAGACCATTTGAATGGTATCATATTTTTACAAAGAGCATCTCAATTCAAGATAGAAAGAGCATTAAAAGCCAGACCAAAAGAGAGAAGAAAACGATTAGATTATGAGCGAAGAATGGAAATTGCTAGACAACTCCAAAGTGTTCAATCACAAAGTGATTCCGATACTAACGAAGGAAGAGTGTCAGAGCCTGATACGATGGCACAACAGTCATAGGCATTTAGAAACCGTAGGGTCTGATACAGACTACCAAGGTATCAGAAAATTACATATTAATAATGAGTATGTCCGTTCGCTATTTCAAAAGGTCGAAAATACTTGTATAGGTGAAATCTATAAAGCGACTGGTAAACCATTTTACACTGAAATGTCTACTATATGTAGATGGTGGAATGGTGGATATCAAGACCCACATTTAGATACTTATTCAAATCAAGAACAAGACATAGACCCTAATATAGAACAGAGAGTTGAGAGTGGTGAAGAGCAACCTTCAAGGGAATGGACTTGTATTCTATATTTAAATGACCAATACACAGGTGGTGAAACCTATTTTCCACCGTCTGATTACTATCCATTTGGCCACCAAATCGAAAAGGAAGTTGGTGACGGTCTAATTTTCCAAGGAATATATCATGCTCATGGTGTATTTAAAGTAAGAAGAACTGAAAGACATACCATTGCATTGTGGTTTACAGAAGACCTAGGTAAAGCAATGACCCAAAGACCAGTCAGTGACCTCGGTTTTAATGAAAACACCATAAAACCCGAACTTCAATACACTTTAGACGATATAATATTCGAAGGAAAAGACCCTACCCGAGACCCACGCTCGTGGGCAGAATGGAAGAAAATCTCTAAAAACTCCTAAAACCCAGTAAACACGGGCCTTGACAATGCCTTCAGCTTTTTGATATAATGGTTGTATGAATTGGAAAAATCGGTCTGTTAGTATATCGGTAAGTATGCCACCCTGTCACGGTGGAGAGAAGGGTTCGATTCCCTTACAGACCGCCAATCCCTATAAATCAGGCCTTGACAATGCCCCTCGCTTTTTGAGATAATGTATACATGAGTGAGAAATTAAAGAACCAAAAAGACAATCTTGCCAAATTAATGGCGTCTGAAAATCTCACTATAGTGCATAGGAAAACTCCTACTGCATATTTTGATTTAAAGAATAGATTACTTTGTTGTCCTATATTTAAGGACGACATTTCTTCCGAACTCTATGACCTTTTCATGGGTCATGAAGTTGGTCATGCATTATGGACTCCATATGAGGGTGTTCACTCTGCAGTGACTAAGAACAAAACACTTAAAGGATATCTTAATGTTATAGAAGATGTTAGGATTGAAAAAAATATTAGAAACAAATACCAAGGATTGAGAAAATCATTCTACACTGCTTATAATGAGTTAATGGGAATGGACTTTTTTGGTGTTAAAGATAGAGACCTTAATAAAGATTTATCATTGATTGATAAAATTAACCTTATCACTAAATGTGGTTCTAGAATTCAAATCAAACTTTCAAAAGAAGAACAAGTCTTTTTAGACTGGGCCGAAAGGTGTGAGTCTTGGGACGAAGTTGAAGAATGTGCTACTGCAATTTATGAGTGGTCTAAGACTAATGAAACAAGAACTGAAGCTGACGAAAAGTTAGTTCCACAAATGTTTGATGTTGGTGACGAAGAAGACGAAGATGAAGACGGTGAAGACATGGAAGAGATTTCATGGGGTGAATCCGAAACTTCCGAAGAAGAAGGTGACGGTGCCAAAGGTGACCAAGGTGAAGAGTCAGACGAAGATGAAGACTCTCTTCCTGATGTAGAGGAAGAAGAAGCTCCTAGTGAAGGTGGTGAAGAATCTGAAAGTGAAGAAGGTGAGTCAGACGAAGACGGTGAAAATCAAGGTGCTGGTAAAAAAACTACTGGTGGTAAATCTAATGACATGCCTGAAAGACCCGAAGATTATGATGATGAAGATGGTGCAAGGGAGTCTATTACAGAACACGCTGCACACAACAACGAAGAGCAGTTCATTTCAGATACTAACATAATCAGAACTCAAATCGATTTAAAGAATAAAGGGTTCAATGAACATGCTGATAAAACTATCATTCCTTACAAAACTTTCATTAATGATTTTAGAAACTTTTTTAATGACGGTAAATATGAAGACGGTAGTGACCTTAACAAATTTATGGTTGCAAAATTTCCACAACAAGCATTGAGAGCTATGCACTCAATGAAAAAAATGGAAAGAAAAAATAAAGCCATTGTTAACCACATGGCAAAAGAATTTGAAATGAGACAATCTGCAATGTTGTCAAAACATGCATTCACTGGTAAGACTGGTAAATTAGATATGAACAGACTTGCCAAGTATCAGATTGTTGAAGATGTATTTAAGAGAGTGACTTACATGCCAGAAGGTGAAAACCATGGTGTGAATATCATGATTGACTGGAGTGGTTCAATTTATAAGGAAGTAAGAGACCTTTTAGAACAATCAATTATCCTTACCATGTTCTGTAGAAAAGTTGGTATCCCTCATAGAGTTTACTTATTTTCTGATAGATTTAATGATAGCTGGGGTAGTGACGGTAACCTAATCGAAATCTTCTCTAATGAAATGAACACCAAGGATTATAGAGAAGCATTCAAATATGTCATGAACATTTGGAACTGTTACTTTGGTGAATCAGTTACTAGGTGGGGCAGACATTTTCAAAAGAACCTTGCGGTTTGGAATGAATGGTTCAGTGGTTGTGAATATGTTGACGGCTCTCAAGGTGGATACATTGACCTTCCTGATGAGTATTATCCTCAAAGATACGGACTAGGTGGAACTCCACTGGATACTACTTTGGTTGCATTGAGAAAAATCCTTCCCGAGTTTAACAAAAGATATGCAGTTGAGAAATCAATCTTAACAGTAATCACTGATGGGTATTCTCACAGTGCAAACATTCTTAGACATAGTGATGAAGAGACCAAAGAAATTAAAGAACAAAGTGAAGGTGAGAGCTGGAACTACAAAAAAGAAAGAGAATTAATCGACCCGATTAGTGGAAGAGTTTATCCTTACGAAGGAAGAAGTGGTGGACAGTATTTTAGAAAAACCCAAAATCTTTTACACTGGTTATCAGAAGAGACTGGGGTTATAGTTACTGGATACTTTGTTTGTGGAAGAAAGAGCGATATGTCTCAACTTCTCTACGAAGTTCAAAGTGATGTTGGTTGGTTGGATTATACTACTGAATGGAAAAAAGCTAGAAAAGAAGGAGCAGTCTACAAAGTTCATGGCTACAATAAATTATTCTTGACAGCGAGTTCAGCGATTGGAACTGACGGTGAAGAGACTTTGGACGATGAATTAATCGGTGCAAAGAAAGCAACACTGACTGCAAGATTTAAAAAGAACCAAAATGCAAAATCAACATCTAGGTTCTTAACTAATGAATTCATAAAGGAGATAGCATAAATGGATGAAACAATAAATGTTGACGGCATAGAATTCGAACCGTCTGAATATTTTGATACACTCGATACGATAAGAGAAATGGGTGTGATGAATATGTATGCAGCCCCCAAGTGGTTGAGAGACAACATGGGATTAAGTAGAGAACAATCGAACCTCGTGTTCATTAAATGGACGGAGACATATAAAAATGCCACATCTTAAAGTAGACCCAGCATATTACCATACGGTAAATCCTGATTACAGTAAGTTTGCTGACGCAGTTATGGATGTAGGGCCAAGTCCTTGTGTATTCCATAAGTGTCCACAATACGATAATTGTAAAGAAAAAGAAGTAGAATGTTTTGCATTTAGAACATGGGTCAATAATGGTGAGAAATATTTGACCGAAAAGAGTGCAAAAGGTGAGATTAAATGTATCAAAAAGATGGGAACATATCTTGAACCTATTAAATAAGGCCTTGACAATGCCTCTCGCTTTTTGATAAAATGTATATATGATGAGAAATAAGGAGACAAAATGACAGATTCGACAGAAATTAACGGAAATAAGTTCACCTACACTCCCGATAGGACGGAGTTTTTAGACGAACTGGTTTCTAAATTTGGTTCACAGACCAGTTTTACTAGGGCTGAAATCAAAGAAGCTATGGGTGGATATTTCCCTTCATGGTTGAAAGATAACAAATTTGGGTTCAAAGAGGAACAGAGTTCTGGCCCTCTTCTTTATAATATTACCCAAGTTATCGAGGGTTATAACGGTGGTTATTCTCACGGTGGTGAGACACCAGTTAAAGTTGTCCCAGTAAGGGCAACAGCAGACCCCATGAACATGCCAGTTGCTGCTGCAACTGAAAGTGTTAATCTTCTTGATGAGAATGTGAAAATCATTCCCGAGAAAATGGTTAACTATGTTCCATTTGGTCATTTCAAAGATGTGAAAAACATCATTAAATCTAAAATCTTTTTCCCAGTTTTTGTAACTGGTTTGAGTGGTAACGGTAAAACCTTAATGGTTGAACAAGTTTGTGCCCAATTAAAAAGAGAGCTTTACAGAGTCAACATTACGATTGAGACTGACGAAGATGATTTAATGGGTGGACATTCACTGGTCAATGGAAACATTGTCTTTAGAGAAGGCCCAGTTATCAAAGCAATGAGGAAAGGAGCTGTCCTTCTTCTTGACGAAGTTGACTTGGGTTCAAACAAATTAATGTGCTTACAATCAGTTCTTGAAGGTAAAGGTTACCTAATCAAGAAAACTGGTGAGTGGGTGAGTCCTAAAGCTGGTTTCACTATCCTTGCTACTGCAAACACTAAAGGACAAGGTTCCGAAGATGGAAAGTTCATTGGAACTCAAATCATGAATGAAGCCATGTTGGAAAGGTTTGCAATCACAATGGGTCAAGAATATCCACCAGTGAAAACTGAAAGAACCATTCTTAAAAAAGAAATGGCTCTGACTGGTGAAGTTGATGATGAGTTTTGTGAGAAGCTTGTTGACTGGGCTGACATAATCAGAAAAACATACTACGAAGGTGGTATTGATGATGTTGTCACCACTAGAAGACTGGTTCACATAGTGAATGCATTTAGAATGTTTAACGACAAAATCAAATCAATCACCATGTGTATCTCAAGGTTCGATGAGGAAACAAGGGCTTCAATCCTTGACCTCTACACTAAGGTTGACGCTGGTGTTGACCTTAATGCTGAAGTCGAAGAAGACACGGTCATTGAAGATGACATCTTAGACTCAGACACCGACTACTAAGAAATCTACAAAAACCCTATTGTCAGGAAAGATAAGATAGAGTATAATGGTAACAATGACTGGAATTAACTACAAATACAATGAGAAGGAACTATTAAGTGAATTCATGAAGTATGTAGATAAGACCTATGAACAACACTATTCCAAGGATAAGTTTCAGGCAACTGAATTTATCATGGACGGTGGACATGGAGAGGGATTCTGTATCGGAAATATCTTAAAGTATGCACAACGCTACGGTAAGAAAGACGGATACAATCGTGCAGACTTATTAAAAGTCATACATTATGGGTTCCTTGCTTTATATAATCACGACACGCATATAAAGGAGGCTAACAAGTGATGAAAATTAGTAATGACACGAGGAATGTCTTAAAAAATTTCTCAACTATTAATTCGGGTATCCGAGTTAAGACTGGAAATAAATTAGAAACTATTTCCAATATGAAAAACATTCTTGCAGTGGCAACGGTAGATGAATCGTTCCCTCAAGATTTTAGTATATATAACTTGCCTGAATTTTTGGGTGCAACATCTTTGTTGTCTGACCCCGAGTTTACATTTGGAGACGCAAGTTTGACTGTTGCAGATGACGATTCAAGTCTTGCATATTTCTATGCAAGCGAAGGTATGGTCACCGCACCTGATAAAATGATAACAATGCCTGAAGCAGAAATCACTCTTGATATTAGTTCTACTCTTCTTTCTGAATTACAGAAAGCTGGAAGTGTTCTTGGAGTGAATGATTTAGTTTTATCCAGTGACGGAACCACTATCAAGTTAGAAGTAACTGATAAGAAGAATACGACTTCAAATACATTCTCAAGAATTGTAGGTGAAGGTAATGGTTCTACATATACAATGAATTTTAAAATGGAAAATCTTAAAGTTCTAGACGGAAACTATACAGTTTCAGTTTCTTCTAAAGGAATATCTCATTTTAACAATACAGATATCGATTTAGAGTATTTTATTGCGTTGGAGCCTGACTCAAATTACAATGCTTGACCTATATATTAGTGTTAATATTGTGCCAGTCTCTGCAATATTTTCGGGAGTAATCCAATCTCATCAATCTTCAAGGGTGGATTGCACTGTAGACTCGGCGGGGAATCTACAACCTTAATTATGAAAGAAGAATATTTATTCGTTGAAAAGTATAGACCTCAAACTATTGAGGACACGATACTACCAGTTCACCTAAAATCCACATTCCAAGAGTTTGTAAAACAAGGGGAAGTCCCTAACTTGATGTTGTGTGGGTCTGCTGGTGTAGGTAAAACAACGGTCGCTAAGGCACTCTGTAACGAGCTAGGGGCCGACTTTATCGTAATCAATGGTAGTGACGAGGGGAGACTCATAGATACCCTTAGAACGAAGATAAAGAACTTTGCATCGACAGTTTCATTGTCAGATGCACCAAAGGTGGTTATACTGGACGAGGCCGATTACATATCTGCAGATTCAGTTCAACCAGCACTTAGAAATTTTATAGAAGAGTTTTCTTCTAACTGTAGATTCATTTTTACTTGTAATTATAAGAATAGGATTATTCCACCATTACATTCTAGAACTACAGTCATAGATTTTACCATGACACCTGATGAGAAACAAAGACTTGCGTCAGTGTTTCTTGCAAGACTTATGGAGATATGCACAACCGAAGGAATTACATATGACCAAAAAGTTCTAGTTGAACTGGTTATTAAATTCTTTCCTGATTATAGAAGGTGTATAAACGAAGTCCAAAGATATGGTGTAAGTGGTGTAATCGATAGTGGGCTTCTCACCACTTTAAACGAAGAGAAGTTAACACCATTAATCGATATGATTAAAGAAAAGAATTGGACTGGTATGAGGAAATGGGTTGGTAAGAATTCCGATAACGACTTTAATACTTTGTATCGAAAGTTATTTAACGCACTTGAGTTGAGATTAGAACCGACTTCTGTTCCAGCTGCTGTCTTGTTCATTGCTGACTATCAATACAAATCAGCATTTGCAATGGATAGTGAAATCAATTTCGTTGCATGTTTAACAGAAATTATGAGCGAGTGTAAATTTAAATGAATAAATTTTTAATGGGATTACTATTTTGTGGTCTAAGTGGTTGTCAAAGTTATGGCAATTATAATGCAGTGAATGATAGATATTATAGGCACCCCGATAGGTTCTCATGTCCCGTTGGTTATTTTGCTTTTTGTGAAGGAAGACAAAGGTCAACTATGACTTGTGTATGCTTAGAATGGAGAGAACAAAGAAGTATACTGGAGCAGTTAGCCAGATGAACGATTCAATAGGGTGGAATTTTATTTACCGATTGAGGTATGCAGATATGATACAAGAAGAGAGACAACGAGAAGCTCTAGTTAATTTAACTCAAGGACAAGAGGAAGAAGATAAGAAAAAACATAATGCAATTTTGAAAGCATTATATAAACCAGTGGAGAAAAAATGACACAATATGAAGACCGAGTGGAGAAACAAAGAAGTATGTTAGTTGCCGAGAAATGGGCTAAAGGTATTAAAGCATATCATGCACATTCATTAGATTCATGTTGGTATGACCAAAGACCCGAAGACACTGCTAACGGCACGAGAAGAGTCGTAGATACCCAATATAACAATGGTGTAATCCGTAGAGAATTAGATACTGGAGAGATTGTTGTTATGGGTGACCAACTCAAAGGTGACGAACTCTTAAGCGAGTGGATTCGCCATGGTTCACCCAATACCCAGTAATGACCAAACGAAATCCATTTGACTTTGTTAAGTCAGTTTCGTATACAAAAAAAGACCTCATGGTTGATGAGGTCGAAGAAAAAGCATATCAACCATTTTTAATCAACAAAGCATTATCTTATCACCAAGATTCTGTTTTCCTTACTAACGAAATGAATGTGAGACACGGAGTCGATACCCGCCTCCAATATGTCTTTTTCCTAAATACTCTTAGGAAAAGACAAAGATTTTCACAGTGGTCTAAACCATATATTAGTAAGAAAATCGATACTGTAAAACAATATTATCAGATATCAACAAAAGAGGCTAAAGAGTATGTTAATCTATTGTCTGATAAACAGATTCGAGAATTGAAAAACAGAATGAATATTGGTGGTAAGGATAATGGATAGCCAAGAAGCTATAGTCAAAGACCTAGTCGAGGTCACATTCCCTGAAAAAGACGACTTTCTCAAGATAAGAGAGACTCTCTCACGCATAGGTGTTGCCTCTAGAAGAGAGCAAGAACTTTTCCAGTCGTGTCATATATTACACAAACGCGGTAAGTATTACATTACCCATTTCAAAGAACTATTCAAATTAGATGGTAAACCTACCAACATTGATGAGTCCGATATAGGACGAAGGAACACTATTGTTTCTTTATTAGAACAATGGAAGTTAGTTTCTGTCGTGAATACACAACAAATAGCAGAACCAAGAGCTCCACTTTCACAGATAAAAATCATTCCGTTCAAGGAAAAATCTAATTGGAAGTTAACTACTAAATACTCAATAGGTAGTAATAACTCCTAAATATACCTACGAAAGACTTTTATTTCTTTCGAAGGAGAAAATATGTTAGAATTCCTACAATGGATTATAGCATGGATTCAAGTGATACCTTGGTTAGTTATGGGTGCTTCATTAGTTGCAGCTTTAACTCCAACACCAGTAGATGACGGCATCGTTAAAAAGTGCTATAAAGTAATAGACTGGGTAGCAATAAATGTTGGTAAAGCTAAGGACTAAATAAGAGTATTAATTAATTAATTATGAGGAAATAGATTATGGAAACTTCAAGTATCGTAGTTTTAATTATCGTAGCCGTAGTTGCTTTTCTAGTATGGAAGGAACAGGGTTCTAAGAAGACCCAAACTTCCAAACCAGTAGTGACTGCTGACAGGAACAACAATGGTGTTGTCTCTAAAGCAGAACTTGGAAAACTAACTAAGGGTCAACTTTTTGATTTCGCAGAGAAACGCTCTCTAAAGGTTAAAAAGTCAGGTAATAAAGCTGCTGTCATTAGTGAAATACATTCACAACTGAAATAAATCTTATTTACAAGAACTAAAAAGGAGGCTTCGGTCTCCTTTTTTTTGTTCAATTTTGGAATATTTGTTCCAAAGCAGAGCTCATTTTCATAAATAATGGTATGGATATATTAACATTTTTGAGTGAAGTGGGCATTCCTATAGGAAGTGCAGTGATTATGGCCTTCTTTATATTCCTGACTTTGAAGTATATTTTAGAGTCAGTGGTAGGACAAGTAAAAGGATTGGCTGGTATTATGGAATCTTTAGAGAATCGTGTTCGAATGATGAACAATGATATGATTAAGATTGACTTATTGGTTTCTTCGGCTTTAGATTTAAAGCCAGACATTGATAGAATTGCTCGTGCAGAGAATTTTATAGAAGATGAGAAGATAGATTCTCGTAGGGACTAATGAATACCATAGCTCAGATGATTGCAGAATTCGGTTTTCCCGTGGTTCTCGCACTGGGCATGGGGTATTTTATATTTTTTGTGTGGAAATTTGTCACACAAGAACTAAAACCTGCTCTAGGAAAATCTAATACAATCCTTATAAGACTTCTTGACCAAATTAGAATGTTAGATAACGACTTGATTCGTTTACAGCAGAAGGTTAACACAGTGCTAGAATATAAGGAACAGCAAGAACAAGAGGAAAAGAATGTCAGTAATAAAAAAAGTCGTAAGTAGCATTATCATTGTAGGGGTTTTATTTCTACATGCAACGAATGTTTACGCAGATGAGATTGTTCATAAATTTGGAAATCCATCGTTTAGTAAACAGGGTCAGGGTGCTCATTATTTAACTATCGAGAATCAGGAATTTTCTCGGAAGAAACAAATCGAAGATGCTTTGGAGTCAGCTAGGAAAGCTGCAGAAAGAGAAGCAGACAATACGGTTCTTGCAAAATTTATTAGAAACTTAGAAAGCAGAATTTATGCTACACTTGCAAAACAGTTAGTTGAATCTATGTTCTCAAATGATAATTCAAGTTCATTTGGTTCATTTATTCTAGAAGGAAACACTATTACTTGGGAAGTATTAACAGATGAAGCAGGGGTTGAGTTCATACGAATGACCATTATAGGTGAAGACGGAACATCAACCATTATTGAAATACCTATAGGAACTGGTAATTTTGCACAAGACCCTGACGCGATTCCTGTCGATGGCGGGGGTGGCGACGGAGGAACCTAATGATTAAGGTTCTTTCATTAGCATTACTTTTAGTATTGAGTAGCTGTGCTTCAATTCCTAAGTGGACAGACGACCCACAAAATTGTGGTCGCTGGGACGAAGGGTTTAAGAAAGATGTATACACTGGGGTAAAGAAACAGTTTGCACGAAAATATATTTGTGTGGAAGACCCCGAAGTAGTAAGACTACCCTCATTTCTTGAACTATTAAGATTACCACCAGCAGAAGAGATGCCAGTAGTTGCAGTTTATCAGTTCTTAGATAAGACTGGACAGAGGAAGTCCGTAGACAACATTGCAAGCTTCTCTACTGCAGTGACCCAAGGTGGACAAGAAATGGTCATAGACGCTCTTAAAACGGCTGGAAATGGTACTTGGTTTAGGGTAGTAGAACGAAGTGGTATAGACCACTTAGTTAGAGAAAGGCAGATTATTAGGTCTGCAAGAACAGAATTTGCTAAGGCTGAAGGTAAAGACGAAGCCGAAGGAATACAACCACTACTCTTTGCGGGTATGATAATAGAGGGTGGAGTAATTGGTTATGATACCAATATAAGAACAGGTGGACGAGGCGCACGGACACTAGGTATTGGTTATAGTAAACGATATCGTCAAGATGTCGTGACCATTTCAATAAGAGCTGTATCAGTTCTTACTGGAGAGGTTTTATTAAATGTCCAAACTCGAAAGACTATATTGAGTTATGGAACGGGAGGCGATGTTTTCCGTTTCGTAGAACAAGGAACTCAATTAATAGAGATAGAGGATGGCATTGGAAATAATGAGTCAGTGACTTACGCAGTGCGAACAGCTATTGAAGCTGGAGTGCTGGAATTAGTATACCAAGGACACGAAAGAGGTTTTTGGAACATAACGGGGTATGACGAAAAGTTCCCCGAGGGGTATAACGAAAATGAAGAAACTAATTAGTTTATTAGGAGCAATATTATTATTGGCTTCGCCTATCGTTTTCGGAGCAGCCACTGATGACAATGAAATTAAGATTACCCAAACGGGTGATACATTAAAAATATACATTGACCAAATAGGTTTTGGTAATAAGATAGGTGGTAACGATGGTTCCAGCGGAAGCATAACCGCCATGCTTATTACAGGACAAACTTTGGAGTTCGATTTAGACTTTACTGGTAATCAGAATGTCTTATTCGGGCCCGTTGTTGCAGACAGTTCGAAATATACATTAACCTTCACAGGTGATTCGAACAAGATAGACTGGAACATTGGTAATGTAGGGTCAGCAGATGCTACTGATTATCTTTTCACTGTTCAAGGAGATTCAAACATCTTTGACATTGACCAAGGATATGGTTTAGGAGCAGAAAGATTAAATGCAGATTTAGTCTTAGTGGGTTCTTCGAATGTATTTGATTTGGATTTTGAATCCGATGATGTTGTTTGGAACTGGGATATAACTGGTGACTCAAATAATGTTAATACATTACAGAAAGATGGTGCAAACGAAATGACGGTTGAATTAACAGGAGATAGTGCAGATGTGGATATCAATCAGATATCAGGAACATGTGTAAGTGGAGCTGGAAACAGTTGTGCAACTCCAAATGCTTTAATTACATTAGATATAACAAGTGATAATGCAGTTATTCAAATCAATCAGAAAGACGCAGCTAACGATTCTTAATATATTGTTATTCAGTGGGGTCGCATTTGCAGACCCCATTGGAGACATTGTTGAGTCTACTGGTATAGGCCAGATAGTTAGAAACAATGAAGTGCAACAGAATAATGTCGGTGGTGACATTTTTTTGTATGACGAAGCCGAAACAGTAAACGGCAGAATGAAGATTGAGTTCTTAGACGAAGAGGAACTTGATTTAATCGAACACACAGTAGTATACATAGACGAAGTATACTATGACCCTAATCCCTCATTATCAAAAATGTCCTTGAGAATGGTTCAAGGAACAGCAAGGTTTGCTTCAGGGAAAGGGAAAAAAATAAAGAAAGCAAACATAGATATTTCAACGCCGACAGCTCAAATAGCAATCAACGGCACAGATTTTACAACTACTATTGACGAGCTCGGGAGAACACTCGTGATTCTGCTACCTGATGAAACAGGTGGTTCTAGTGGTGAGATAAAAGTATTTAATGAGGGTGGAGAAACCTTACTCAATCTTCCATATCAGGCAACTATGGTTTCTACTTTGGAATCTCCTCCAACACAAAATGTTATTATTCAAAACATAACACCTTCAATGATTGATAACATGTTTATTGTTTCTCCACCTGCGGAAGTTAAACAAGCAATAGAAGACGCTGTCGCTGACGACCAAAATGACGATACTGGAATACTAGATGTAGACTTTTTAGAGTTCAATGATTTAGAGTCAGACGAACTCGAAGATACCATGGAAGATGATTTCACTGAGCTTGATATAGATATGCTTGGAGTTGACTTCTTGACAGATTTATTAGATGTGGTAGAAGCACTAGATAAAAAGATTAAAGGGTCAGGCTCAACTGGTGGTGGAGCAACCCTAGGACAATTCAATATTAAAGGTGCAGTCCAAGGATTCAATAAAGACTCACAGTTTAATGTATTTGTCCAAGACGGAGACCTATATCTCTATAGAGATGTGAATGGAAAGATTGAGATAATCATTGCAGCTGGAGGTTTAGGATACTTAGATTTAACTTTAGACGGGTATGAAGGGATTATTGATTTCGGTCAAGGAGACACCAATATTGAAATTGTAATCAGGCAAACTAACTAAATAAAAGACATTAGGAGTAAATATGAAATATTTAAAGGACTTTTTAGAATGGCACGAAAGACTTTGTTGGAAGTTTATCGATAGATTCAACCTTACAGATTACCAAGCACTTTGGATAGCATGGGCTGAAGGTGTAATTCTTGTTTTACTTGTTTGGTGGATTTGTGGGTGAAACAAACTGAGGGAAAATTGGACTGGTCAGCAAAATTATTCATAGGGTGTTTTACACTCATGGTGTTATTTTCAGCAATTAAAGCATTTGCTGATGATGATAACCGTATCAATATTAATCAGGTCACAGCGGGTGGAGATAATCTCGACCTAACTATCGACCAAGAAGGATTCAACAACAATATCTTTTTCTCACTTGGAGACGGAGACGATTACGATATAGAAATCTTACAAAAAGGAAACAATAATGAAATTGGATACGCAAATGATTCCCCCAGCTGGGGCTCAGGTTATGGTTGGGGTGGCGATATTGACGGAGAAAGACAATCACTTAAACTCTACCAAAACTGCACGAAAAATTCGTCCTGCGGTAAAAACGACATTCAGTTCCACATAGCATATGGAGATGACAATACACTTTGGTGGGCCCAAGGATATGAATTCTCAAACCGTAACGACACTACATGGTCAATAGATAATAATGACGGCGGTAATCATACTGTCACCATAGATATCCATGGTAGTGATAATTCAATAAAAGGACAGCAAAGGAATTGTGCAAACAATAATTGTGACGGACATTCAGCAAGAATCTATCTCTATGGAGATGACAATGATGTGTTTGGAAAACAGAAAGGAGACAGTTCAAAGACATTAAACTTAACAGTTCATAATGACTCTAATATTGTTGACTATCTTCAAGACGGTAATGCTCAACATACTGCAAATATTACTTTGAATGGTACTTATGGAACTACTTTAGATTTAACGCAACACGCAGGCTCAGCTCAGTCATATACTTTGTCTCAAGCTTGTTATACAGTCGGCGGTTGCACAATTACAGTAACACAAGATTAAATTATGTGGGATAAAATAATAAATTATAAATTTCATATCAAATGGGTTTTTATAGTATTAGGAACCTTATTGGTTGGATTAGCACTGTCGTTTTATCGACTGGTCTCCTAATGAAACAATGGTTGTTTAATAAGATGGTTCCGCACGCCATCAGGTTCAGGGAATGGTCTAAAGGAAAAACTTGGATACAGATTCCCTTATGGATTTTTATATTGTGGCTTTTAGGAGTAGCTAATCCTTACTGGTGTGTATATCCAGTTTGTTGGATAACATAATGTACTCGTGGAAGACAGTATTAATAACTGTCTCGTTATTATTCGGACTTAAGGTATGGAATCCATATCTTATTGAGAATGTTACATGGTCTTGGTTTGACTTCCTACACCAATCAAAAGAAATAGAACAAACCGATAACATAGTTCTAGTAGACATAGACGAGAAGTCACTACAGAAGTATGGTCAATACCCATGGCCGAGAAATATCTATGCAGATATAATGTTGGAATCACATTATACCAACACTCATGTATTTACCCAGTTGTTTAAAAACCCTGATAGGTTTTCAGGGGACGAAGCTTTTGCAGAAGGATTAGTTAATCGGCTATCGATTTTATCAGCTGCACCCACAACTCAATTAGATACTGGGTCTGCACCATTTGTTAAGACTTCGGTGTTCGGTGACGGCGAGATAAAAGACCATATTTGGAGCTTCTCTGGCATTGCTTCACCAGTTGATATCCTGAAACAGAATTCGTATGGTTCAGGAGTGACAGTCACAACACCTAGTATTTCAGGAACACCAAACTTTGACGGGACAATCCGTTCAGCACCATTAATAGTATCTGCAAATGATGTTGTATATCCTTCGGTTGCACTAGAGGTTCTTCGTGCATTTGGTGACCATAAGAATTATCAAACACGAGTCACGGAAGAAGCTGGAATCGAGTGGATTCGAATGGGTAGGAGCCCTCCCATAGAAACAACCTCAACTGCAGATGTTCAAATTGGATACTGGTTCGATTTTGAGAGAATATCTGCAATGGATTTACCCAACTCAGACCTTGAAGGTAAGATACTGATTTGGGGATTAACTGCAGAGGGACTTAATAATCCAGTTTCAACCCCAGTGGGTGTAATGTATCCTCATAAAGTTCAAGCCTCACTTCTCCAAACCGTTTTGCAAGATGTTCGAATACAACAATCCTACTATCTTGAATTCTTATCTCTCGCTCTTCTGCTGACAGTCCTTCTAGGAATATTGGTAATGGTCTACACACTTCCCACAGCCGTTGCGGGGATAGCTTCTCTAGTCTTCGTTGGATTTCAGGTGGGTGGGTCTCTCTATTGGTGGTCTTCATCTCTCGTTCTTTTCGATACTTTCTACTCATCGATTGCCTCCATTATAGTTTTCGGACATGCTTCCTTCAACAAATACTATACAACTTATCAACTCAAAGAACTTATTAAGAAGCAGTTTCAAAAATATTTATCTCCTGACATGGTTGAAGAACTCCAAAAAAACCCTGAATTATTGAAACTTGGTGGAGATAGAAGAGAACTTTCATTCCTCTTCGCAGACATAGTTGGGTTCACTCCAATATCAGAAGCATACATGAAGAATGACGACCCCGAAGGATTAGTGGAACTAATTAATAGATTCCTAGACGGTATGTCTAAAATTGTCCTAGCAAATGGTGGAACCATCGACAAATATATGGGTGACTGCTTGATGGCATTTTGGGGAGCTCCTCTTGATTGCCCTGACCATGCACAAATGGCTTTGAAATCTGCAATAGAAATAGAACTATTAACAGAACAAATGAATATAGATATAGAAAGGGAAGGATTAGATTTACCACCAGTAGTCATTGGCACGGGAATTAATACAGGCCCATGCATTGTCGGAAACATGGGAAGTGAAGCACGATTCGATTATTCAGTTGTCGGTGACGCTGTTAACCTTGCAGCTAGACTCGAAGTCCAAACAAGGCAATATGACACTCCAATTATAATGTCAGAGTTCACAAAGAAACAAGTTGATTGTGAATGGCAGTATCTTGACGAAATAAATGTTAAAGGAAAGGAAATTCCAGTTAAGATATATGCACCTTTAATTGATAGGAAATTAAGAAAATTACAAAAACCCTCTTGAAATTTTTGAAAAAACCCATATAATAGGTATATAAGTATTATAAATACTTTAGTAATTGCTCAATAGAGGATTACATATATTAACTTGCTTAATTAAAGGAGAAAAATATGACGCATTTAGATATATTTGGTCAATTCAGACCGTTCGCAATAGGATTTGATAGATATTTCGAAGACCTCGAAAGAATGTCTACAATCTCACAATCAAACTATCCACCATACAATGTGGTAAAAGTAGACGATGAAAATTTCACCGTTGAACTTGCTGTTGCTGGATTCGATAAGAAGGAAATTTCTGTTACTAAAGAGAAAAACATTCTTGTTATCGAGGGTAGTTCAGAAGATTCTGAGAAGGACTTTGTCCATAAAGGATTAGCTTCTAGAGCATTCAACCGTAGATTTACACTTGCAGACGATGTAGAAATCGCCAGTGCAGTGTATAAAAACGGTATATTGAGTGTCAACTTAGAGAGAGTCATTCCCGAAGAAGACAAACCAGTTTCTATCAAAATTTCATAGAAACCCACTATACAGATACCACTGTTATGTGATATAATGGTGGTATCATTTTATTATGGAGTAATTATGAAAAAAGAAGAGGGCATACAAGAGTGTGCAAAAAATGACAGAGTCGCAATAGAAGCAGACCTAAACAAATATCTTAATGATTTGACAGATAGAGAAATGATTAAGTTATGTAATACTATAGCAAGTCAAGGTGGGACTAGAACACTCTCCACTTACGATTATAGTTGGAATCCTTTAAGGGAGATGTTATGAAAACAGTAGGTGAACAATTCCCCGACTTCTCATTAGAGGGGATTAATAAGTTTAATGAATTTGTGACAGCAGACAATGACTGGCTTCAAGGTTGGTCAGTGGTTTACTTTTATCCAAAAGACTTTACTTTTATCTGTCCAACAGAGATTGCTGGATTTGATGCATTGGTAGACGCGGGTGTATCAGTTATCGGTATCAGTGGTGATAACGAGTTTTGTAAATTAGCATGGAAACAAGATAATGAGTTGATAGGTAATATTCAACATACGCTTGCAGCTGACACTGGACTTAGATTATCAAGCGACCTTGGTGTGGTAGATATAGAAAATGGTGTATGCTATAGAGCAACATTTATTATCGACCCTGATGGAGTAATCCAACATGCATCAAGCAATGCATTAGACACTGGTAGAAACCCACAAGAAGTTCTAAGAACTGTAAGGGCACTACAAGCTGGTGGACTAACTGGTTGTGCATGGAACGAAGGCGAGGACTTCGTTGGATAGTAAAACCCTCTAGTCAAATCTCGCTAAATATAATATAATATGTTTAGTGGGATTTTTTTATGAACGAATATTTTAGATATAGATTATCAGACCTTGAAGAAGGTGCTTCAACAAAGAAGTTTAATTATATAACTTTCTTTGCTGGCGGAGGCGGTTCTTCATGTGCATACAAACTCTTAGGTGGAGATTGTAAATACATGAATGAATTTCAACAACTTCATGTTGATACCTACCTTTTAAATTTCCCAAACACAGTTCACGAATGTAAAGACATTAAAAAAGTTACTGGTAAAGATATCATGGAACTTAGTGGACTAGGAGTTGGTGAAATAGATATTCTAGATGCAAGTCCACCTTGTCCGCCATTTTCAATGGCTGGATCAAAACGAGAAGGTTGGAACAAAGAGAAGATTGCATATGGAATGAAGCAAGAAAACATTGAAGATTTAACTTGGGAAGTAATTAGAATTACTGGTGAACTCCAACCCAAGATTGTTATTTGTGAAAATGTAAAAGGTCTTACAATGGACTATGCAAGAGACCATTTGAATAGAATGATTACAGACTTTGAAGCACAAGGATATTCTGCAGTTTATAAAGTTATGAATGCAGCCCAACATGGAGTTCCACAAAAAAGAGAAAGAACATTTATACTTGCAGTTCGTAATGATGTATTAGATAAAATTGGAATGCCATGGATGGTTTTAGGAAGTGTATTTCCTGAACCTTCTCAAAAAGAATGGACTGTAAGAGATGCAATAGAAGACTTACAAGATGACGAACAAAACATAACCGATGCAAAATACCTAGAAGAATCTTTGAGACATTCTTCAAAGGCTCATTGGGTATTTGGATTTGATACTCACCCTGACTATCCCAACTCGGGCCCATGCTTAGGTATGAGGGGCATAAATAATATGGAAAGGGTTGTTAGTATTGGAGACGATATCGTTGGCCCGTGGTTCAAAGAACAAATTGCAAGGGGTATCATTGACCCCGAAGATGAAAAACATTCTTATTACATGTCAAGGATTGTACCTTGGACTCAAGCTGCACATTCATTAACTGAACAAGGGTGTCAACCAAAGTTTATGGGTGGTAATCATTTTCACCCCAGTGGAGAAAGGATATATACTCCAAAGGAATTACAAAGGATTATGACTCTTCCCGATGACTATAGGAGTACGGGAGATTATAACGACAAGGGTGCAAGAATAGGATTAATGGTCGCACCACTTTGTCTTAAGGCATTAGTTGAAAGTGTCTTAGAAAATATTTTGGAGAAGTATAATGTCAATTAGAACACACACACCAACAGTTGACCATGGTTTTAAAGAAACTATGGAGAAGTATAACGGTCAGTGGTTAGACGGAAGTGAAGTCACAGACCTAGTATCTACCGTGGGAACAGACCACGAGTTAACCAAGATTTATAAACCAGTATCTACACTTGGAGAGGAACCACCTCTACTTGCATGTATTGTTAAAGGCGTATACGAAGGTGAGAAGTTAGAAGAATTAAGGTCAACAGTTCAATCTATTGAAGATGTATCTACACTTCGTGCAAATGCAGCTGGCCCTATTGATAAAGATGAAATGGCAAAGAAAGGTATGATAGAGGGAGTTCATTATAAATTAAGAACTGCAAACTCATACTATCCACTAAAGAAAAATGGTGAGTTCAATCGAATTGCAGAAGCAAACCCTATTCATTCTATTTTTATGGGACATAAGAGAGGAAGATTTACGGGAATGATTGGTTTAAGTGGTTGGGCAAAACTAAAAAGAAACCAAGAGAAGTGGGAAAGCATGCAAGAGATAGCAGTTCTAAATGAACAAGCATTAAAAATAGGGGCCCCCGAAGTTTGGAAAAAACAAAGAGATTTTTGTGATGAGTGTGTTGAAGAAAAATACTGGTTGCAAGGAGCTCCGTTCACTTCTATATCTGCAAACAAATATTCATATGTTGAAGGTGCTGGAAAAATGTCTGCACATATTGACGGTGACGATTTAGATTTTGGAATGACAACAATGTGTGTATTTCGTTGTGGAGATTTTGAAGGTGCATATCTATCATTCCCAAGATATGGAATTGGTATCGATGCAGATGATGGTGATGTTATTATTGCAGATTCAAATGAATTGCATGGTGTGACTCAAATTAAAGGTGAAGGTGTCAGACATACATGTGTTGCATATTGTGGAAGTGATGTTGCAACAAAAGGTGTAAGAGGTAAAACAGAGAATCCTATCGGACACCATCATAGAGACAAACATGGTAGCTTAGATAGTTTCTTAGGAGACTAATGTCAAAATTATTTAAAAATGTATTTCAAGTGGTAGAAAATCCACATGAGAAAGATGCTGGCATAGAAATAGTCAGTGGAGAATTTGAAGGGTTAGTGTATCAGTATGGTAATGTGGAGTTTGTTGAAGGTAAACCACATTTAAATTTTCAACGAACAATTCGTAGACTTCCTAACGATGAAAATTTGACAATGGACGAACTACTAAATAATGATACATTAGAAAAGCTTATGGGAGATATCCTAGTGGAACTCCTAGAGGAACAAGTCGAGAGGGACAAAAATGAACAGAGAAGTATTGAAGGAACAGATTAAGAGACACGAAGGCGAGGTCTTAGAAATATATGAAGACTCCCTTGGATACCTTACACTTGGTGTTGGACATTTGATACAGAAGTCTGACCCCGAATACGGAAAACCAGCAGGAACCCCAGTTAGTCAAGAAGTAGTTGACATATATTATGATGACGACTTTGACAAACATGTAATTGAAGCAAAACACTTAGTATCAGATTTTGATACTTTACCCGAAAACATACAACATGTATTAGTGAATATGTGTTTTAATCTTGGTGCAAACAGATTAGGTAAATTTAAAAATATGCTTCATGCAGTTGAGATTAGAGACTGGAAAGAAATGGCAGCTCAAATGGAAGATAGCCGTTGGTTTAGACAAGTAGGCCGTAGGTCTAAAGAATTACAAGAACAAGTTTTAGGAGTATAAATGACTGATTTATTAAGAGCATTAGTGAAGAGATACGAAGGTGATATTGCAGCTGCAACTGCAAATATTGAAGTTTATCAATCAAACCCAGTAGGAATTGGAGAACACCCTGATGTTGTCGCTGCAATGGATATGGAAGTTACAAAACTTGCTGACGCAGAAGATAAACTAGAAACAGTAAAAAACCTCTTACACCCAACAAGAACTACATTGACAGAATAGACCTTCCGTAGTATAATTATATAATGGATTTTTATACAAATGTTTGTCGCACACGAGATAAAATTTTAGTCAAGGGATACAAAGGAAAGAAACAATTAAAACTTTCCGTTGCATATCGTCCCAACCATTACATACCCTCAAAAAAAGGAGAAACAGCATTCCGTGCATTAGACGGAAGACCCCTTGAGGCAGTTAATCTTAACTCCATGGGTGGTGCAAGAAAGTTTCGAGAAAGATATAATGCCGTTGACGGATTTGAAATCCACGGATACGACAAATATATCTACACCTATATTGCAGATAAGTTTCAAGGTGATATAGAATTCAATCCAAAATTAATTAAGACAGCTTCACTCGATATTGAGTGTGAGTGTGAAGACGGATTTCCTGAGCCTATGATTGCAGGCGAGAAGGTTAATGCAATCACTATGAAACCATTTGGTAAACCTCCAGTAGTATTCGGTCTTGGTGAATGGAATCATGGTAAGAATTATGATTATCGTCCTTGCACAAATGAAGCAGACCTTTTAATGCAGTTTATCAAATACTGGAGAAAGGAATCATTCGATATTATCACTGGTTGGAATGTAAACTCTTTTGATATAACTTATCTTTGTAATCGTATTGATAAAATTATTGGAGAAGACGAACATAAGAAATTATCTCCATGGGGAATGTCAGATGTTAGAGAATTCGTTTCACAAGGATATCAAAAACAACAAGTATTCAATCTTTATGGGATTAATGTTCTTGATTATCTCGAGCTCTATAGGAAACATACTTTTGTAAATCAAGAATCCTATTCATTAAACCATATTTCACACATTGAACTTGGTAAAGGTAAGTTAGATTATTCAGAGTATGGAAACTTACACACACTTTATCGACAAGATTATGAAAAGTTTTTAGAGTATAATGTTGTTGACGCTGTATTAGTTGAAGAACTAGAAGAGAAACTTGGACTGATTGAGTTGGTTCAAACAATGTCTTATAATGCAAAGTGTAATTATAATGATACATTTGGTATGGTTAAGTATTGGGAAACCATAATCTATAACTTCTTAAAAGAACAGAATATCCAAACACCACCACAAAAAATGTCTCGTGAGAAGACAAGTCGTATCATAGGTGCATATGTTAAAGAACCATTAGTTGGTGGACATGATTGGGTTGTGAGTTTTGATTTAAATTCTCTATACCCACATATCATTATGCAACATAATATCTCACCCGAGAAAATGGTTAAGTCTGCAAAGGAAGAGGTTTCTATTAAGTCTTTACTCAATAGAGAAGTTGACCTTAGTCATTTAAAGAAAGAGAATAATACTGTTTGTCCTAACGGTGCAAAGTTTACACGAAACCGACAAGGTTTTCTTCCCGAACTCATGGAGAAGTTCTATGACGAGAGAAAGGCTTGGAAGAGGAAAATGATTGACTATCAAATTGAATATCAGAGTGCAGATAAACCAAGACGAAAAGAACTCGATACTTTAATTAAGAGAGCTAATAACAATCAAATGGTTCGAAAGATTGCACTCAATTCAGCATACGGAGCTCTTGCAAATCAATACTTTGCTTTCTTTAGTGTCGACCTTGCAGAAGCAATCACCACTAGCGGGCAACTAATCATTCAGTGGGCTGAGAAAACCATAAACGAATTCTTAAACAAAACTCTTGAAACTGATAATGAAGATTATGTAATTGCAATGGATACTGATTCACTTTATATTACTATGGATAAATTAGTTCAAAGAGTTCTTCCCGAAGAAACAAACAAGGGTAAGATTGTAGACTTCTTAAACAGCTCCGAAGGTTTGATTGAGAAAGTTCTTGCTGAAGGGTTTGACGAACTTGCAGAATATACAAATGCATATCAAAACAAAATGGAAATGGGCAGAGAGATTATTGCAGACCGTGGTATTTGGACTGCAAAGAAACGATATATTCTTAATGTGCATGATAACGAAGGGGTCAGATTAAAAACTCCTAAACTTAAAATGATGGGTATTGAAACTGCAAAGAGTTCAACACCACAATGGGTTAGAGGAAAACTCACAGAGGCTTTTCAAGTTGTTATGAATGGTGAAGAAACAGACTTGTGGGAGTTTGTTGAGAATGCCCGAAAAGAGTTTAGGAATTTACCACCCGAGGAAGTTGCATTTCCTAGAGGGTGTAAAGGATTAGTTCAGTATGCAGACCCAACACATATCTATTCAAAAGGAACTCCGATTCATGTAAGAGGTTCCTTGTTATATAACCACCACCTTAAGAAGAAGAATATCGATAGAAGATATGAAATGGTTAAGAATGGTGAGAAGATACATTTCAGTTATTTGTCAACCCCTAATCCTATTAATGAGAATGTCATTGCATTCCTTAATGTATTACCTAGAGAATTAGATTTACATAGATTTATAGATTACGATATGCAATTTGATAAAGCATTCGTAGACCCTTTGAAGGTTGTTATTAGTTTAATTGGCTGGAATGTTGAACCAGTTGCTAGTCTTGACTCATTTTTTGGATAAGTTTACCTATATAGAGTATGGCATACAGTAAAAAGGTTGTAGATAGATTCAACAATGTCCTCAACAACCCCGATAAACACGGTGTAGGTAGATTCGACCCCAAAGACCCAAATGTTGCAACAGGAATGACTGGAGCACCAGCTTGTGGCGATGTCATGAAACTTGATTTAAAAATTAATCCCGAAACAGATGTTATAGAAGATGTTAAGTTTAAAACTTATGGTTGTGGTAGTGCAATCGCTTCCTCTTCATTATTTGTTGATATGTTAATGGGATTAACAATAGAACAAGCAAAACTTATCGAAGATAAGGACATTGCAGAAAAACTAGAGCTCCCACCAATTAAACTTCACTGTTCAGTTCTTGCAGAAGATTCAATTTCACAAGCAGTAAAGGACTGGGAATCAAAAATCGAACATAGAAACCACAATAAAAGTAACCTATAATTCAAGAATATCCTAAATAAGGGTATGTACGAATATAATGTAAATGTTACCCGCGTGGTTGATGGTGACACAGTTGATGTAGATATCGATTTAGGATTCGGAATGGTTTATAAGAAACAAAGAGTGAGGCTAAAGGGTATAGATACCCCTGAATCTCGCACACGAGATAAAGTCGAAAAGCTCTTTGGCAAGGCATCAAAATACCACTTACAACACTTGTTAGAAGAACAAGATGTCACCCTTATCTCTCATGATAAAGGGAAGTTTGGTAGAATTCTTGGTGAGTTATTTGTTAAACATGAAGCAAATTTAAGAGATGGTCATGTGAAAGGTAAAGTTAGTATAAATCAACAAATGATTGCAGACCACCATGCAGTTGATTATGCTGGTGGTAATAAAGAAGAAATCCAAGAACAACATTTAATCCACCGCAAGCTTCTTATAGAAAAAGGAACAGTCACCCAAGAACAAATTGACGAGGTATCATAATGGTTATTGAATTTCTAGACTGTTTCTACATTGCCATGATAGCGGTTATCTTTGGTTTTATTATTCATTTGGAATGTCAAATTTATCTAATCAAAACTATGATAGAGAAGTCTTTAGCAAGAAACGACACTATTAAAGACATCAGACAAGAAAGAAAAGAAAGAAAAGAAAAGAGAAAAACCCTCTAGTCAAACTCCCAAGCACACTATATAATAGTAGTATTCCTAGCGGAATATGTTAATAACAACTGTTGGAAACAACAAGGAGAAAGACTTATGAAGAAGTCACAAGCGTTTGCACAAATCGGTGCAATGTCGGAAGTCGTCAAACTTTCGGATATCATAATGATTATCTTGCAAATAGATAATTTCAAATTTGACACTCTTAAAAAACTCAAACCAGCATCACCATATACAGGTGAGGATTTAATTCCTTTGTCTGATATCTATGTTGATTTGACTTACCAAAGAAAACTCAAAATCCAAAGACTAATCAATCGTTTGATTGACAGCGGTGGTTTTGATAAAGCAGTAGCAGGTCATGTTGACCTTGCAGTCAGACCTGATGGAAGAAAGTTCGTATGGGACGGATTCCACAGAAGTATCATGGCTGCAATCGTTGGTCTTTTAGGTATTAAAACTTCTATATTTACACATGACATTACTCATTCAGAAGCTAAGTGTCAAAGAATCGAAGCAAAAATGTTTAAAACTCGTAATGCAGATCAAACCTCAATGGCACCTGATGAAATCTTTAGAGCAAAGGTTGTCTTTAGAGACTCAACTGCAATGGATCAACTTGCATTACTAAAAAGATGTAAATTGAATGTCGGTAATACCAACCTTGATACAGATGCATATGACCTAGGTGGTTTTGGAATGTTCGACAAAAACTGGGAATCTGTAGATTCAAGGTTTATGGTTGAAGCTTCCGAAGTTATCAGGAAAGCATATCCAAATGTGAAAACTATGTCAGTAAATCTATTATTAGGTATGGCTGCACTCTTAAGTGCAAATGAAAATGAGGTGACAGTTAACACTGCGTCTATCACTGAAATCAAAAACACATTTGCAGAAATGACAAACGGTGGTAATACACCACAAGCAGACTTTATCAAACCTTTGATTGCTGGTAAGAAAATCGAATCAGTAGCTAGAAACCTATTGAGACGAGGACTTCAAAAACTATACAATGATGGTGGTGATGAAGTTCATTCACTTATCAGAGCCATTGGCATAACAGACGATGACGAAGAAAGCTTAGAAGAAAGTTAAAAAACCACCTTTACAACACTCCACATAAATAGTATAATAGTAGTATACATTTATGAGGAGTGTTTATGTCATTTATTAAAGACTTAGTTAAATCATCAGGAAACGAATATGCAAGTGTCGTTTCTGACGGTGTAAGTGCTGGAGATGTTGACTCATTCGTTGATACGGGTAGTTATGTTTTCAATGCATTATTGAGTGGTTCATTATATGGTGGACTACCAACAAACAAAATTACTGCAATCGCAGGAGAATCAGCAACTGGTAAAACTTATTTTGCACTTGGAATGGTTAGACAATTCCTTGAGGATAATAAAGACGCAGCTGTAATCTTTTTTGAATCTGAATCTGCAATCAGCAGAGAAATGATTGAAGATAGAGGTATTGATTCAAAGAGAATGATCATTGTGCCTGTAGTGACCGTTCAAGAATTCAGACAACAGGCAATTTCTATATTAGACAAATATCTAGAAACCCCAAAAGCTAAAAGACCACCAATGATGATGTGTCTTGACTCTTTGGGTATGTTATCTACTACAAAAGAAATCGAGGACACTGCAGAGGGTAAAGAAACCCGAGACATGACTCGTGCTCAAATTGTTAAAGGCACATTCAGAGTATTGACTCTCAAACTAGGAAGGACAGGCGTCCCATTAATAGTTACGAATCACACTTATGATGTTATTGGTTCTATGTTCCCTCAAAAAGAAATGGGTGGTGGTAGTGGATTGAAGTATGCAGCTTCAACTATTATCTATCTGTCCAAGAAAAAAGAGAAGGAAGGGACAACAGTTATCGGAAATATTATTCACTGTAAAAATGCAAAGTCAAGACTTACAGTGGAAAACCGAATGGTTGATGTCCGACTAAACTATGAAACTGGTTTGGATAGATACTACGGATTACTTGACCTTGCTCTTGCAAGTGAAATATTCAAGAAGTCCTCAACACGAGTGGAATTACCAAACGGTAAAACTGAATTTGCAAAAACGATTAATAATAACCCCGAGAAGTTCTTTACACCTGATGTAATGGAAAGGCTTGAGGTAGTAGTGAGAGATTATTTTAAATATGGAAACGAGACTAGAACAGACGATACTCAAGAATCTGATTCAGAATGAAGAGTTTACACGGAAGTGCATACCTTTTCTGAAGCCAGAGTATTTCACAGATATATCTGAAAAAACAATCTATGAATTCTCATACGATTACTTTCAGAAATATACTAAACCACCAACAGTAGAAGCACTTCTCATAAATCTTGAGAATAGCACTTCCCTTAATGAGAAGACTCTCAAGGACGCAAAAACTATTGTTAAAGGTTTCGGTGGAGATGACACTCCACAAGAGTGGTTGGTAGACGAGACAGAGAAATGGTGCAAAGATAGAGCAATCTATATTGCAGTCATGGATTCTATCGAAGTCATAGACAAGAAGTCCCAACGCTCCACTGGTGAAATACCTGAACTTCTTAAAGATGCACTCTCCGTGTCCTTTGATACCCATATTGGTCATGATGTGATAGAGGATTCAGACGATAGATTTGAATTCTATCATACGGAAGAAGAGAAGATTCCATTTGACTTAGAGTATTTTAATAAGATTACCAAGGGTGGATTACCTAACAAGACATTAAACATTTGTCTTGCTGGAACTGGTGTTGGTAAATCATTATTCATGTGTCATTGTGCAGCTGCAAATCTTATGATGAATAAGAATGTATTGTATATCACACTTGAAATGAGTGAAGAAAGAATTGCAGAAAGGATTGACGCAAATACCTTGAATATTCCCATGAAGGAATTGCCTGACTTATCAAAGAAAATGTTTGATAAGAAGATTGATAAACTTAAAAACAAAACCAAGGGTAAACTTATTGTAAAAGAATATCCTACTGCAGCTGCTCACGCTGGTCATTTCAGACATTTATTACAAGAGTTGAATATTAAAAAAGACTTTCAGCCCGACATTATCTTCATTGATTATCTAAATATATGTGCATCACATAGAATTCGGCCGGGAGCTGGTGCAAACTCTTACACATTAGTTAAGAGTATCGCAGAAGAATTAAGAGGACTTGCAGTGGAATATGATGTTCCTATTGTGAGTGCAACACAGACAACCCGAAGTGGCTATGGTTCCACAGATATTGGACTCGAAGACACTTCGGAATCTTTTGGACTGCCTGCAACTGCAGATTTAATGTTTGCACTGATTACCAGTGACGAACTAGAAGATTTAGACCAGTTAGTAGTCAAACAATTAAAGAACAGATACAATGACCCTACAATATTTAAACGATTTGTTATAGGTGTAGATAGAAGTCGCATGAAACTTTATGATTGTGAACAAGAAGCACAAGAAGAGTTGATAGATTCAGCTGAAGAAGATTTTGACGATTCAGTTCCAGTAGCAGATAGAGGACGAGATAGATACTCCGATTTTAAGATTTAGCCTTGACAATGGGTGTCATTTTTTGATAATATATAGGTATGAAAACAGTAATTTTTGATGTAGACGGAACTATTGCCGATTGTGAACATAGGAGACATTTGGTAGACGGTTCTCAGCCTAAAGATTGGAATGAATTTAGGAGGCAAACAGCCTTCGATACACCAGTTGAATGGGTTTGTAACATTGCAAAAAGATTCATTGCAGCTGGTGACCAAGTTGCATTCTTTTCAGCAAGGAATGAGTCAGAAAGAGCTGTTACCGAATCACAAATTCATGAGTGGATTGGTGATGGTCATCAAGGTCTTTTTCTTAGACCTGATGGTTCATATGACCCTGATGAAGTATTCAAAGCAGAACTTGCTGACAAGTTTGAAGAAATTGGTGGTAAAATTGACCTTGTATTTGACGATAGGAACAAAGTCGTTGATATGTGGAGAGCAAGAGGAACCACTGTAGTTCAAGTTGCAGATGGAGACTTCTAAAGTAACCCTAAATAGTATTATGAGAATTTTGACTATATTATTTCTGACAGCATCGTTATTTGCATGTGGTTCTATGGAAGTATTGGACGGACTTTGTTATAATGACAGAGAAGGGACATTTCTATGTCCACCTGAACTAGAAGAGATACCAATTCAAGAGCCTATTGAGGAACCACTATGTAATCCATTAGAGTCTTTAGAAGAGCAATTAGAATCGTGCATAATGGTGGCGTGATGATAAGAAAGACTTTAAAATCAGACGAAGTTATTGAAACGATAACACATAAAATTGCGCTCAAGAAAAAATTGAAAGAAGCTAAGACTAATGGGGAAGAACGCAAGGTTCAACTTATTCAGCTAAAAATAGATCAATTAGAAGATAAACTTCACTCCTCACCCCTTTCGAAAACCTAAATAGTTCTATATTTAGGAGGAAGCATATGGCATATGCAGATGAAAAAGCAAGTGTAGATGAAAAAATTTTAGGAATCCAAAGAGCCATTGACTGGATAGAAGGTGTTAATTCAAATACCTTTGGCCCAAATGGAGATACTGATGCGGAGGCATTAGCACACACAACTACAACAACGGGTGGTGGTGATGCGTATTTTGCATGGTGGAGAACTCAATTTCCGACAGCTGATGAAACCACAACTGGTGGTAGCACTAGAGCAACTTCCTTAGTTAGGGGAGTCTATAAGGTGTGGAAAAATTGGAGTGACAATGGTGAAGATGTCGCAGCTCAAGAAGGTGCAGCTGCTCTGACCAAACTAA